TGGCGGCGCAGATGAGCCGCCACTACATCGCCAACGACCGTGACCTCAGTAACAAGGACAATCCAGCCCACTGGGCTGAGTTCACGCGACTTCGACTGGAGAGCCTTCAACTTCGACTGGACTGATGAAAGGAGACTATCATGGGAGTAAAGATTTGCCCGCTGTGTGGTTCAGGCTTCGAGAAGAGAAAGAAGGGCGGCTGCCCGGCCTGTGGAGAGCAGTTGGAAGTTTTTCACGGCAGGGCTATGACACCCCAGGAACGCGAGCGCATTCGCAAAGACCTGGGCAACCCCGACGCAGTATGGATGGCTTTCGTGAATAACATGCACAGGCGTGACTCGCGCTGGATGCCGCCACCCAAGGGATCGACGGCCTGGGTAGCTGAGCGCAAGCTGGTCAAGAATCTCATCTCGGCGGCGGTCAAGTTTATCGGCTACCACAACCGACTGGACGACATCGATTCGACCAGCTTTACCGTGCGTGTCATAGACTTGATTTTCGTAGATCCGGGCTATGCCAGTTGGGTCCCCAAAATACAGTCGTTGCAGCAGTGCAACGGGCGGGTGTTTTGGGGAGCTGCCCCCAAGGCGCTCAAGCACATCGACGGCGAAGAGGCCAGGCTGCGTCTGGATCGCAGCATCCTGCCACAGCAGGAATATGCAATCTTAACATTAGGATAATACTATGCCGCTCACTCCACTCAGAGACCTGGTAGACGACGCCGAGGCCAGGTGGGGTGATCCGAACGAGAACATAGGCCGTATCGTGCCGTTTGGGGTAATGCCAGTGGATCAGGCCACCATCGGCATCCCGGTGGATCGAGGTGGTTTCTTCTTGCTACAGGGCGTGCCAGGCACGCGCAAGACGACGGTAGCTCTCAACTTCCTGCTGAACCAACTGCTGAGTGGCAGGCTGCCGCAGGGCTACCACATCGCCTACGACACGCTGGAAAGTGGCATGACCATCGAGCGCATCGCAGACATCTTGTGGGCCATGGTCGCCACCAAGTACCTGGTGTACTGGCACTGGAACAACACCGACGAGCGCGACATACTTAGGCTGCTGAGTATGGGCTTGCCCGACGACATTCCGCCCAGTCGTTTGGTGGAGGAAGTAGTGGGGCAGGGCAGGCGCGAAACGATATTGCGGCCTGAATTCTTTCAGTTCTCGACCAGATCACCCCGCCAGCAGGCGGCTATCGAGATGGCACGCGCTGTCATCCGTAACTTCCCGCTGTTCGTGTTCGGCATCAGCGAGCATCCCGTACCTGCCGTGGCATTGGCACGTACCACAGCCACTTGGGATTTAGCCGAGAGCAAGGTCCGTTGGGCCTGGATGTTCGAGCACTACAACATGCGTGAGCTGGTAGTGGATCACATGCAGGAATATCAATTTCACGACAGCCCCATCGACTTCGAGATCCAGAAGCGGGTGGTGCCGATGCTGGCGGGCTGGCAGAAGGCCAGTCACGGTATCGTGTGGCTGATCTCGCAGATTGGGGTCACGTCCGAAAGGGAAGCCAGGCGGGAGGGCATCAATCCCTACTCGCAGGGCGGCAAGGTGGCTGAGGCTGAGAGTTCGGCTACCTGGACGGTGGATTACAATCAAGACGACCCATACCACATCAAGTTCAGGCGGCCCAACAAATCCAGGATCGGCATGCACCCCGACGTAGCCATACCCATCGATCCCTTTTCGGGAGCGTTCATCGGTAAGGCTGTCAAGTGGAATGAGAGGATGGTATGACCAAGAATAAATCGGTGCCGACCTCGCCCGCGACCACCAAGCCGCTGCCGGAGTACAGGCTTGCCACGCTCAACCACGCCTACTGGAAGCATGCCCGCTGGTTCGCCCGCGAGATGGACTGGAAGCGCAAGCAACAGGAGGTGCACGGCAGCCGCTTCAGAGTGACCAGGGATGTGTGTGAATGTGGCAGCCATTACAAGATCGTGGTGTGTAATGGCGACTGCGTAGGTCCACCACTGTGTCCCAAGGTGGTAGGGCTGCGCAGGACCAGGGCTGCCTTGCGTAATGGGCAGCAGCCCGACTATAATTTGATAAGTGATTTACTAAGGAGGGCGCACATTGAAGATCAAGTTTGACGCCGAGAAGTTTGCTGAAGAGATAGCCACAGTCCGCAAGTATGTGGGTCGAGGGCTGCACAACGCCGTGCTGCTAGATGCCACGCATGGCAACTTACAGTTACGGGCCACGGGTGGCGGAATCAACCTGCGCATGGCAAGTGAGGCGACCGTAGAGGGGTTGGAGATGGTGGTCATGTCACAGGATGGCTTCAACGTTCTGGCTGGCTACACGGGTGAGACGACTGTGACAACCAGCGGGAACAAGGCTCACCTGGTCGGCTCGATGGACCTGGAACTCAACCTACTATCTGTGCCGCCCGATGTCTTCGACTTCCCGGTAGGTGCGTGTGCCATGCAGGGCGTACCACCAGAGTTCTCCAAATTAATGTATGCACAGGGCGATCCCAACCAGTTTCGCAACGTGCTGTGGATCGACGGCGATATAGCTGCCTGCAACAATCGCGAACGCTTTGCCATCTACAAGGCAGACCGGAGCTTGTACGATGGACAGGTAGCCATACGCACCGATTATGCCAAGCTGATGGCGGGTGGCATGTTTGGCTTATCTAACAACCGTGCCTGGTATGAGATGGGAGACGTAGAGCTGACGTTCCCGCTTATGGGCGATACACCCCTGGGTGTTACGAGCTACATGGCGGGCAGGCCAGGCGACTACTCGATGCAGACGATAGCCGAAGTGCATATCCCACGTCAGTCACTTATCATGGCGCTGAGTGTGATGTGCATATTGAGCGAGAGTGCCGAGGATAGAAAAGCGGGCGTTACCATCTCGTTTGGCAACCCACTGACCATTTATGCCAGTGGTAACGAGCTGGGCCGGGGCGACACGCAATTGCCTGCCGATCACCATGGCGAGGTGTTTGACATCAACATGTCCAGCAAGTATCTGTTGGAAGCTCTGACACAGATCGAGACTGAGGACGTTTATATGCAGGTACGAAACATTCGCACAGATCGCTATGATAACAAGATGTTGGTCCTGGTAGATGAGCCTATCACGCATGTTATTCTACCAAGGGCATGACTATGGAGAGAATCTTCGACTTCATCACGTGTCCCATCGCCGACTGCCTGGCGGTTGGCGAGCACAGTCACGTGTGCTGTCCCGACTGTCTATGTCCCAACTACATGGATATAGCATGTTACACGTGTCTATGCTACCACGAAGAGCGGGGCCACGTCGAGATAGCCGGGTGGTTCAGGTGGTTTCAGGAGTTGTTGTGCAAAGCACAGGAGGCAGCTATTGAGCAGGATGTTCAAGACGACCGCGCCACGCATGGTCATGCCCATGACGCTGGTGGAAAGGGTGTTTCATGGTAAGAGTATCGGCATCCCCACCGATACAGTAGACGATCATGTGTGCGGTGATTGCCTGACGCAAAGTGGGCACTACAACACGCTATTCGAGATAGGCGGCGTGTGGCAGTGCATCGTGCACGGTCAGCACTGTCGGCGGGTACACAAGAGCAAAGAGCCAGGTTATGCGGCTTTGTATGAAGATGAACTCAATTTAAGGAGGAACAAAGTGACAGATCCAAAGTATGCAGTAGTCAAGAGCCAGCGCACCGAGATCCTGGTGCCATCGGAGGCGGAGCGCAAGCCGCTCATGCTCAGCCTCATCTCGGCTGGCGTGGTCCGGCGTGAGGACTTTGAGGAAAAGACTGATATGGCTGCCGAGTACCTGGCGGCTATTTGCCTGATCCACGGTCTGAACGCCATGACCAAAGAGGTTAGCGTGTGGCCTATCAAGCGCAACGTGAGTGGCAAGTGGAAGGTGGTGGGTATCGAAACTCACATCGGGCGCTACGCCTACCAGCGCCAGGCCGAAGATCGCGCCCGCAGCGGTGAGCCATTTTCCAGGGGCAAGCTCAAGCAATTGAGCGCCGAAGAAGTGTTGAGACGGCGGGCGAACATTTGCCAGTCGTGCAAGGGCAAGAAGACGACTGGCAGTGGCGATTATGCCAAGAAGTGCAATCAGTGTGATGGCGCAGGCGAGTTCGAGCCGGGCGACGTGATCGTATTGATCCAGCCCTTGTGGCTCAACAACGAAGTCAAGGATTCCTTCAGCATCGGCATTCCCAGGGATGAGCTAGATCCTGTTTATGGCGAGGGCGTGTGGCAGCCAGGCCAGAACATCCCTACCGGCAGGTCGCCCTACTGGGTAGCCGAGACACGCGCCATCAAGGATGCCTTCAAGCGAGCCTACTCGCTCAACTTCTGGCTGCCGTCGCTGGAGATGCTAGGCTTGCGGCCCAGGGAAGAGTTCGTGGTGGTCGAGGGCATGGGCGACGAAGGCAACGGCGATGTGATCGAGGGCACTGCCCAGGAAGTCGTAGAAGAGCCGATCATGGCTGAGGAAGAGCAGCCTGAACTGCCTGGCATCGAGACGCCTCAATTTGATGCTGCCTGCACGCCCGAAGGCATCACGCCTGCCCAGAAGCGGCTGGCAGAATTGGGACGCACCAAGGGCAAGGATCAGCTCAACTTACTCAAGGCGCTGTATGGCCCGGAGAAGAATTGGGCCAACCTGACCGTGGGCGAGCTACACAACATGGTGACGTATGCATCAGAGTCCCTGCCGCTTGAGAGTAACCAAGCAGCCAAGGATGTCTTGAAGGAAGAGTGCCGCGAACGTACTCGCAAGGGCGAGTTCTGGACATGAAAACGATTGGGGCGGCACTGATTGCAATCTACCTTATTCTCGTCGCGCTCGTGGGCAGCCTTATGGGAGTGAGAGATGTGATTGTAGGGGTTACTATGCTTGTGAGTGCCCTCTGGGTCCTTGTGGCTATGTTCAATCTATAGGAGAGAGCCAAGGAAAGGACTACATGGATAATGGGTTACTAGAAGTTCTGGAACGGGCCGTGCAGGTGCCCCCAGGGGCAGATTTGGACTCACCAGAGCTGCACGTGACCACGCTGGAAGAGGGTCGCCGCTACCTGGACCAGTACGAGGCTCTGGCCTTCGACGGCTGGAGCAAGTATCAGGCAGGCGGCGACCAGATGCACCTGGCCGTGCACGTCATCCTGGAGCATAAGCTGTGGATGTACATGCGTGAAGGAGATCGGCAGACTTTCTTCAAACAGGAGGACTACCTGCGCAACCTGGCTGACAGGATGCGGGCCAGTCGGTCTACCTTGTTCGCCAAGCAGGCTGAGTTGAGGCTGGCTATCGGCGGTCTGGGCTACAGCATGGACGAGGTGAGCCAAATTGGCATCCAGCCCTTCACTATCGCTAAGCGGTTTGTTACCACAGACCGGGAGACAGGTGAGATCATCGGCTTCAAGCACCCTGTCAGCGTGGATGGCAAGACACCGAAAGAGGCCATTCGCGAGGCGATCCAGTCTATCGCGCCAGTTGGCGATGCGGGTCAGCCACATGACCTGGACCTGACGCCTATGTACATGCGCAGAGCTATGATGGAGTACTTAGGTGTGGAAACCCCTGACATCAAGTTCTGGGTGATCGAGAACGTACGGCGTGGGCTGGACCTGGGCTACACGGTCGAGTATCCCAATGGCAATCTGAAGAAGGGACTGTTGGCGGAGGACGAAGTGCCGCAGGAAGTGGTCGAGAAGCTACAACGGGCATTGCACATTTTGTACAACTAAGGAGTTGGATAGCCTGGTCATTCCGCTCCAAGTCCTGTACGAGAATGCCAGGCGGTATGGCATTGGGGATTTGAGGTTTAACCAAGACACTGGCGAAGCAACCATCTATGGCTTGGGCGAAGGCGAGCTGGTGGGCAAAATCACCTACTACCTTGGCAAGCCGGACAGCATCTTCGTAACGAGTATCGAGTGCTGCGGGGAAGGCAGTGGCAGGTGTTGGAGTGAGGTGCTCATGCCCACTCTGGAACATAGCACGGGCAGGCTGGTTGCCATTCAGGTGTGGGAGGGCGGCGATAGTATCACCCGCCTGACCGTGCAGGATGGCGTCGTAAAAGAAGAACAAATTGAGCTATAGGAGGAATGACATGCCGTACAATTTGAAAGAGGGTTGGGAGTTCAAAGAAGTGCGTGACCAGATCATCCTGGCTACGCAGGACCAGGCCGACTTCAGCACCACGCTGCAAGGGCTGGCAGGTGGCTACCTGGGCGGGCAGGCCATCGCCCACCAGACTGGCGAGTACGTGTTGACGCCGAGCGGGTTTGCCCAGTTCGCCGAGCGGCTGGGCCTGGGTGTGAACGCGCTGCGCACCTTCGACGATGCGCCGGAGATCCAGCGTGCCATGGTCACGCACATGGCGGAAAAACACGACGACATCGTTGGCTTGCTGGTGCGGGCGCAGGGGCAATCCATCCAGGCCGTGCTCAGCGACGAGTACGTGCCCATTCGCAACTTCGACGTGGCGGTGGCGCTTGACATGGTGCTGCCAAAAGAGGGCGCACGTACCCATCGCTGGAACCTATCGGATGGTGGGCGGGTGCTGGACATGCGCATCCTGGTGCCCAGTTGGGAGTTCAACATCGGCAACGGCCACAAAGACGTGGCGCTGGCTGGGCTGCACATAACCAACGACGAACTGGGCGGTGGTAAACTGGTGGCTAAGGCCGCACTGTCCAAGGTAGCCTGCTTCAACTACACGCTGACCGCTACGCCTATCTTCGAGAGTGCCCACCGCTACACCAGCTTCGGAGACTTTCGGGATGCCCTGAGCGATGGCGTAAAGCGTATCGACGAGTTCGCCGAGGTGATGGCCGGGCAACTGCGCAGCTTCCACAGGACGCCTATCGAGGACGTGGTGCTCACCTTCAACCGCATCGGCGAGAAGCTGGGCGTGCCGCAGTATGCCCTGGACAGCGCCCACGAATACTGGCAGCAGACGGGTGGTGAGCACAACCTGTTCGCCGTGGTGCAGTCCGTAACGCGCGGCGTGCAGATGCTCACCGAGAACACCGGGCGGCGGGCGGTAAAGTGGGACGTGCGCAACCGGCTGGAGACCGAAATGCTGACGCTGGCCCAGGAAGTGCACGAGCACGGTGAGCAACATCTTCACACGTGTGTGGCTTGCGGGCACGTGATCTCTGAGGAGGTGGAATGAAAGACAGAGTTATGGACATGCTCGCCCTTGTCGTGTCAGTCACCATCTACGTGGTGGTGCTCTTGCTTGCGACATGCCTTGCCTTTGCTGCGATAAGGGCAGTGGTAACTATTTTTGGTCTATAGGAGGTGGAGTAATGGTGAACTATATAGGCATTGCAGGCTGGATCGTGTTGCAGGCTGTGCTGGTTGCCATCCTGGACGCTTTCATGGGTGTCAGTGTCCAGGGTAGAGCGGCATGCTGCGTGCTGCATCACGCGGCTGTCATGACATCCGGTGCAATACTTATATTGATCCTGATCAATGGAGGCTTGATATGATCCTGTTCGGCTACGGAAAACTGTACGAAGAGATGAGTGAAGAAGCCTACTTTTCAAAAGATGGCTCGCCCATCGTCCTTCTGGAAGACGGCACGGCCATCTACCAGGCCGTCGATGGACACTGGTGCACCACCACGGGCGTCACGCACGTGGACTGGGAGAGAGAGCCCAGCTTCGGCGTCGATGCCAAGGGTGCTTTCATTGCGTTGGTGAGGGGATAGGCTATGGCAACTTCATGGAGGCAGGACAATGCGTGGCACCTTGTCCTTAAGGGCAAGGTGTTGGAAGAGATCGAAGATACGCTTGACACTGGTGCCGACTGGGTGGCGCAAGAGTTCACGCCAGAGGAAGTGTTCGGCATCCCGGCCCTGAAAGAGTGGGCTGAGGAACACGGTTACGTAAAGGAGGAATGACGTGGCTAAAGACTGGAAAGTTGACGACGTGAAGCAGGACGAGGGTGGCCCGTACACCGTCTACTCAGACGATGAAGGCCACCAGCACATTCAGAGTGTCAGCCAGGTGAAACGAGTCAGGCAGGATGATGCTGGTTCTGGCGACAGCTCGTCGGGCAGTGGTGGCAGCGAGTGGTGATGATGCTATGTGCGACATGTGCGACGAATTTGGTCGCGGGCGACAGAGTTGCCAGGACTGTGGCAAGCTGATCTGCTTCGACGTGAGGATGGGCGACGACATCATCCGGCCTGCCTACGTGACCAGCAGCGGCGACCTCTTTTGTGACTGGTGCGGGGCTGGCTACGACCGCAGAGAGGAAGCGGAGGCCGACGAGGGGCTGGGGATGTGGGAAGAGTATCCAGGCGACTTGCTGGCAGAGGACGTGAATTTCGATGGCTGAATCACTGACGCCACGCATGAAGCGAGCCTTGTTGCAGATAGGCTACGGTGTGTTTGGGCGCGAGGGCGGCTTCTACGACGAGGGTGGCGAGAGATTAGACCTGCGTAGTGCTAATGCCCTCTGCCGACGCGGATGGGTCATGTATTACACCATCGGAGGCGCACCAGTCAGCGGTCGCTTAGACTTGACAGACGAGGGCTGGCGCATGTTCGAGGAATGCCAGCCGCGATGACAAACAAGCAGCCCCCCTGGCTTTCACCAGGGGGGGGCTGGATTTGACAAAGCGGTATCCACGCGCACACGGAGGTTTGGATGAGACCGAAAAATAGACCAGCCATTAGCTACTACGGTGGCAAATGGAATTTGGCTCCATGGATCATTAGTTTCTTCCCAGATCATTATAACTATGTTGATCTATGCGGCGGGGCCGCCAGCGTCTTGATTCGGAAACCCCGCTCCAGGCTAGAAACGTACAACGACATCGACCGTAACGTTGTTAACTTCTTCCGGGTCTTACGCGATCAGCCCGATGAATTGATACATAAAATAAATCTGACGCCATGGTCGCGGATAGAGTATGAGCTGCACCGTGTAGAAACAGATGATGACGTAGAACGCGCTAGACGATTTTGGGTTGGTTGTTGCATGGCTATCACCCACATGGCCTATACCGTGTCTGGTATGGTAATGACCAGAAATGTAGATCATGCCCCAGGAAATCCAGCTTGTCTGGTAAATATGGACGTTAGCTACCTGAGACTAATATCAGATAGGTTTAAGGGAGTCCAAATAGAGTGTCAGGATTATTGCGATATAGTGGCTATGTATGATCATCCTAACAACCTTCTTTACCTCGATCCGCCTTACATGAAGAGTGGCCGAACATTTGACAATTTGTATGCTGTTGAGTGGTCTGACGATGACCATATCAAAGCCGCTGAGACATTGTGTAACTGTGACAGTTATGTTTTGGTCAGCGGTTATGCATGTGACTTGTACACTGCCTTGTATGAGGCCCATGGCTTCGTGCGCTTCGACCGTAAAGCTAAAGCCAACAAGGGGACACGTATTGAGTCTGTATGGCTAAGTCCGCGTACAGTCAGTGCCTTGGATAGACCATTTCAGGTGTCATTATATTAAAAAGGCCCCAGTTATTAGCTGGGGCCTCCATTCACAGGCAGCAGGAGAGCCATCATGCCACCTGGTAAATGGCTACCGCTCGTAACAAGCGTTGAACCAAATTTGTGAGTAAAGCGCCAGGCCAAAATTGGGTGTTATACCCAGTTCGGCCACTTCCCCATTGCACTGGATCTTCAAGCTATCTGCCCCCTCGGCATAGAGTGCGCCCTCGTGCCACTTGACTCCAGTTTGCAACACCTGGGCCGTGCCGATAGTGCATGGCGGATTGGCAGGCTGGATAACACCCGGCAAGCCACTGATGATGATGGGCTGCCCGGCTGTGCCGGACGTGCTCACGTACAGGCGAGCTTGCAACAACACCGTCGATCCGATAGTGCTGTAGCGGCACGATATGGGACTGACGGTGACTGCCACCCCCTGGGTTACAACGGCGGTCCAATTATGCCACGTGCCATATGTCTCATAGGTATGGTCCCAAACGCCTGAAATCCTCTGTTTCAGATCCTCGATAGCACTCCACAAACGACTGATTTCTCTATCCATTAGCCCCTCGCCAGTTGCGTGAGACGTGCCAGGTAACGCTCGTAACGCCCACGATCCCCAGCCGGGATCAGGGTGGCGCTGTAGCTCTCCAGGTCGATTTCCACTCCTACCAGTTGCATAACTGTATATCCCGTTCTCAAATCGTTGGGTGTCAGGCTGGCTTCCCTGGCCCGAAAGTCCCTGATCTCGACCAGGCCACCCGCTTGGATCTCGTCGATGGGCACTCTGGCCCCACCTGGCATCTGGACGTGACCCGACACGGTGAAGCTGCTGGTGATCTTGGGCGTGCCTATCTCGCTCAGCCGGTAGCGGGCGGCCTGGATGGCCTGTTCGGGCGTGATCTGCCCGGCCTGCACTACCTCTTTACGGTACAGCCCACCCAGCCGCTCGATTTGGCCCGTATCGCTGTACACGCTGCTGCGCACGGTATCCCCGGCCTGGTTCTGACTTACGGCATATATCTTCTGCACCGAGGTGGCCCAGTCACCCGACACGTTGGCGCTGGTAGCCGATGCTCGCGGCACCACGTACTTGACCGTGCTGAGGTCCTGCAATTCCACGAACATGCGCTTCTTATCGTTCAACTGCATGCCCCACGCCAGCGGCGCATAGCCTGCCCCGCCGAATTGGGCACACCACTTCAATACCTCGTCCAACGTTTGATCGGTGTCGAAGGCAGCCTGTGGTAATGGATAGCCTGTGGCATTCAGGTAGCTGGTGTCGCTTGAGAAGCCGAAGTTGTCGCTCATGTGCTCGACTGCTTCCTGCATCACTCGTGCCATGTCTACCGTGTCGCGGGTGGAATAGACTATCACGTTCTGCAACCTGATGTACACCGTGTTATCCTCGGCGGTGCTCTCGCCTGCCTGCGTCACGTACATGCGGATTTCGACGTGATTGCCGCCGGAGATGGAAAGCGTCTTGCTGCCTGAGCCGGTGACAGTCTCCGAGTGCAGCACCGTACCATTCGCATCGAGCACCTCGAACTTGCCCGGCCACGAGTTGGGAAAGGCCGTTTCCCAGTCGTAGCTTAATTTGGCTACCGTCTCGCCGAACTCGAAAGTGTAGCGCAAGTAGGTGTAGTCATCCTCTATATAGTCGCTGCCTCGGCGTGGCTTGAATTGTAGCCCGCTGTAGCTCACGTCGTCTACCGTCCACGAGTTGTTGGCGTCGAATTTGTCGGGCGTGAACGAGCCCGATACCACCTGTGAGCCCAGCCAGCGGTTGAGGCGGCTATCACTCAATATGAAGTTCTTCACGTCGAAGGCCAGCAAGCTATTCCAGCCCACACAGCCGACCACGATCTGGTCGCCCTCGCCGCCGTGTGTCTCGTCGATCTTGACGATCACGCCGTCGAACAGGACCATGTTGATGCCCTTGCGCAGTATGGCGCGGTAGCCGAAGCCGATGTCCTGGTAGTCGTAGCCCACCTTGCGCTTGAGGTTGAAGGCTAAGTAACCGTAGCCGGAGCCCTCTTCCGAGTAGTGGTTGCTGTACTTGATGGCAGTGGCGTCGTGCATGCGGAACTGCTTACCCGCGTGATCGTAGATTTCCAGGATGGGTCGGGCGATGTGGACCGGGTGGGCCACGGGTGGCACGGAGATGGACGTACTGCTTGACGACGACGAGCTGGATATGCTACTCGACGAGCTGGAAGTTGAGCTGGATGTGGACGAAGACGATTGCGAGCTGGACGAGCTACTGCTCGAAGTCGAGCTGCTGGTGCTGGACGAGCTGCTGGATGTGGTGCTGGACGAGCTCGACGAGATGGACGTAGAGCTCGACGAGCTACTCGAAGTCGAGCTGGAGCTGGTCTGTGTGGACGTGGACGAAGATGAGCTACTGGTAGACGACGAGCTACTGCTCGAAGATGAAGAACTTGTAGATGAGCTGGAGGATGATGAGCTAGAACTACTGGAGCTGGATGACGACGAAGAGCTGGAGCTGCTGCTGCTCGACGACGAGCTGCTGCTTGAGCTTGAACTGCTGGACGACGACGAGCTACTGCTTGAACTTGAACTCGATGACGTGCTGCTGGACGAACTGGAACTGGACGAACTCGACGAGCTTGAGCTGCTACTGGACGACGAACTCGTACTGGACGATGTGCTGCTGGTCGAAGACGAGCTTGACGACGAGCTGGAGGACGAGCTGGAGCTGGACGAAGACGAGCTGCTGGTAGTAGACGAGCTGCTTGACGATGAAGATGAGCTGCTACTCGAAGACGACGATGAACTACTACTGGGTATCGGGTCTTCGATACCGTTCAGATAGATGCACATGATCTCGTCAGCCGACAAGGCCCGGTCAAAGACAGCCACCTCGTCGATCAGGCCGTCAAAGGTATAGCTGTCGCCATCGCCCACGCTACGCCCGATCTGGAAGGCGGCATTGTTATTGTAAATACCGGACGAATAACTCAGTGGGTTTGACGCGCCGTTCTCGTCCAGCACGCCGTTGAGGTAGATGCGAATATCTGTGCCGTTGTAAACCATGGCGACGTGATGCCACGTCTCCGCACTGAGGCTGGTTGCTCCTATGGCCGAGCTGGTACTGCTGCCATCGCCGGAAAGTTGAGCTACCAACAGGCGATCTGTGATATTGCGGTCAATATATAATCCATAACCGAATTGACTCGATGCACCCATCTTGGAAACCGGGATTTGCCTGTCTTGTGGGAAACTCTCCGCCTTGAACCAGCAGCAGATGGTCAGATTGCCCGTGATGTCCAGCCCGACCTGGGCTGCGTCGGCGATCTCCAGGTAATCTACGTCGCCAGCCTCGAAATCGGCGCTGTAGCTGCCTTCCTTATGGTCAGCAGATTGGGCCACCGAAGCGGCGTCGGTTAAATCGTTGTTGTTGGGCGTGTAGTCATAGCGCGTACCGCTGGCCTCCTCCAACAGCCACAAGCCTTGCAGGTTGGCATCGTCTTTGTAGACCGGGCTGACGCATGGCGGTATGGACGACGAAGAAGAAGTAGTAGTAGACGAGCTGGACGAGCTGCTACTACTCGACGATGAAGAACTGGATGACGACGAGCTGGAACTGCTCGACGAGCTGCTACTTGTACTTGACGAACTCGACGAGCTTGAGCTGCTGCTGCTCGACGACGAGCTGCTAGATGAACTCGAACTGGATGAACTGCTACTCGACGACGAACTCGTACTGGACGATGTGCTGCTGGTCGAAGATGAGCTTGACGACGAGCTGCTGGGCTCCGTATAACTAATACTTAATCTGGCAGTCAGTGCATTATTGCCAGTGTAGTCATATAATTCGCACTCCTCACTACTGGAACCATCGTTACGCACTACCAGGCATATAGCGTTGCCGCTCGACCAACCAGCACGATTGACAATCTCCTGAATAACAGTTGCGATGTCTGGCGAAATACGCCAGCCACTTGTCCATGAAGCTATATCCCAATCTACTTTGGCTGTGGTTTCACTGATGCCGATGGGCTCGTGTGTGCTACCGGCCCAAGGTCCAGGATTGTCAGCAGCTTCGGCTACGATTTTAGTTTCTGGTGTACCGACTATGCTGCCTGTTGAGTAGACTTGCAATGTTGCTGAATTGATGGTTGAGCTATTGGGTATGGTTATATTCTGGAATCTGAAACCACCAGCGTCATTCCCGCCAGAGATAGAGTTCCCCAGGTAAATTAAGCCTTCGTAGCCACCCAGGTAGAATCCAGCCGAGTCAGTGTCGTAACAATCATCTGAATCGGCTGATACCTGCCAGTCATAAACCGGCCCTATCTCGACATCTTCGTCAGACACCACGATCTCGTCGATGTACAGGGTGCCGCTCAGCGGGTCGCCACCCTGATCCGCCAGTGCGCCCGCCCGCAGGCTATCCAGGTCGTCGAACCTGTCGTAGTTGTCGATGCCCGTCACGCTTTGTAGCCCGGCACCGTCTACCCAAATATCGACACGCCCGTCGCTGCTACCGGAATCAGCGGCCCGTTCCAGCCTGATCTCGATATAATGCTGCGCGTCGGTGATGGTGATCAGGGCGGTCAGGCTGGGCGTGCCCGCGTCGTTCACGATAGTGGCACGCACACTGCGAGTTGCTGAGCTGGTGACGCGGTATGTGACCGACGCCACCCGCCCGGCTGCACTGTTAAGCTCCAGGATGGGTATATCCGAGAACTCGCCGATGGTGGCTGTGCTGTTAGGGTCGAAGTAAAAACGGCAGCGCACCAGCCCGGTGGACAGGGTGGGCATGTCCTTGTGTCCATAAATAGCATCCGTGTCGCCATCAGTGGGCACCGACAGTCCGTATAGACTGACCATAGCAGCGGCGGCTGTGACCTGCAATCGCCCGCCGTCGGTTACAGTCGAGTCGTAATCGGTGAAATCACCTTCCTCGTGGTCGATGATGACCGGGTAAGCGGAGGGCGGCAGCGACGATGATGATGACGAAGTAGTAGACGAGCTGGAGGACGAGCTGGACGAAGACGAGCTACTCGAAGTCGAAGATGAGCTGGACGAGCTGCTGCTGGAGGATGCCTCAGATGGCTTGACTGCCACACCTACCAGGCCGCCTTCTGTGGCGGTAGTCCACGACCAGCCCATGGTGGTATTGCCTGCTGCACCGGCGCGGCTGGACTGGTACTCGTCCATACGTGTAGCCGCATCGCTGCCTGCCGGGTTGCTGACCTCGATATTCTGTCCAGATTGAGTGGTGGCATGCGCAGTCGCATTGGCATGGGTGGTCAGCACGTCTATGATCAGGTCGCCCAGGGCGCTGCCAGGCGATACAGATAGACCTACGTCGCTGGCAGTAGCGGCAGTAGCGGCAGTGCCATACGGCGTGGTCTGGTGTACATCTTGTAATGCCACAGCGCTGGCGGCTACCGGGCGATCTGCACCGCTGACGGTACACACTATGTCCGTGGCCGCCGTGGCTGGCTCACTGTCACAGCGGAATAGATACACCCGCAACAGCGAGCCGCTGGCGGCATTGCCCAGGCTGGTAAAAGTCTCGGCTCCCCGCGTCACGCCACTGATCGTAGACGAATCAGACCGGATAGCTACCCCGACCAACAATTGGCGGTTGCTGCCAGAGGTGGTCACGCCCGAAATAGTCAGGCTGGCAACAAGGGTTCCTTCGCTGTTGGCGTCAAATACGGCGGTTACACTGGGGGGCATTTACTCCTGCCTGCCAAATATTTGTAACGTGCGCTGATAATAGGTGTGCTTATCCAGAACCAATTGCCTGGCCCTGGTCGCCATGAGTTCGGCTTCACCAGGGTGCCCGATCACCCAGGCTATCTGCGCCAGCACCTCGTCGCTGTTGGAGAAGCCCAGGTAGTGCTCGTTCTCCGCGAACAGCGTATCTACTCCCCTGGCCCGGTCTGTAATCAATGGCACGCCGGTTGCCATGACCTCGAACACGCGCAGGTTTAGTTCGTCTGACCGGCTCAGGTTGAGCGCACAGCGAGCCCGTGATAGATACTGACTGTAGGCTTCGCCTGGCGCATAGCCCACGTAGCCACGCGGGAAGTTGAAGATCGCCAGTTGGGCATAGTCCACCCGCAAGCCCGTGTTGTGCCATAGGGCGATCCAATCATAATCCTTAGTTTCATCATAAGGCTTGTGATAGTCCGGGTTAGCCGCCAGTGGCAGCCACTCGGCATCGATACCGCGTTCCTTGAAATACTCCACTGCACATGGCTGCGCGGCAAAGGTCTTATCGAAATGGCGGGCGCGTTCCAGGTAGGTCTCAGGTGCCTGCCTCCACGTCTGGTGGGGCAGGATCATGTCAATGGCCCAGAAGTAGGCCGGTCGGCGCAGCGGCTCCAGGTAGCTGCTCGGCCCATCGTCTACGTAGACGTAGTTATCGTAGCCTTCTGGCTCGTCGCCAGGGTTGAAGTGATCGGCCTGGCATATACTTTGCAAAGCCGCCAGCAAGTGCCCACCTGGCCCCGGCTGGTTCTCGACTGCCTGCCACACGACGGCAACCTTCCTGATGTGGCGCGCTGGCGGCTGGTCGTGATAGTGCAGGATGGCAAAATTGCTCTTGGGCCAGCGCGTCCATAGCCACTGGCGGCGCTCGTCAAGTGCGAGTCTGATTTTGGACTCGCTTGCCCAATCTGCCTCGGTGGGGACAAGCCCGCTTCTCTTGAAGTCGCGTCGCTGGTGGTAGTAAGCGGGCTGGTTGAAGACGAAGCCACGGAAACTCTTCTCATACATCTGGTTGGCGAACTCGGCATCCTCGAAGCCGCAGCCAGGTCCGGCAAATGGCCCCTGGTCGCCCATGCGCACGCCCGCGTCGATCACTCGCCTGCGTATCATGGCGTAGCAAAAGGCATAATTGCCTAAACCCATGGCAGGTAGGCCCTCGTAGCTCGCGGGCGAGAACTCGACCTGCTCACTCTGGTCCTGACTGCACCAGGCATTGGCGGCTACGTAATCAACGTCGGGATGCTCGTCGAGGTAGCGTTTGAGGCCAAGCACACTGCCTGGGACGGGCAATATATCGCCCGACAGATAGAATACATACTTCCCTCTACTATGTTCAAAACCAGCGTTGTAACCGTAACCGGCACCCATATTAGTTGGTAAGTCCACTCGGATAACGTTGCCTGTCCAGATGGATTCAAGCTGCTCACCTCGTCTCAATATCTCGTCTGTCTCGCCATCGATGGTGGTGTCGCCGTGGGGCTGGCGCAGGGCGAAAGTGTCCAGCCACCACTTCGTTTTGTCGGTCGAGCCGTTGTCAACAAAGATAACCTCGTGCGGCGTATCGTGCAGCTCGTCGTGCAGCGCCTTGATGGCACGCGCAAACATGGGATACTCGTTCCAGCCCAACACCACGCAGGATACGTCGAGGACCGGGTTACGATAGGTGTTCCATTGGTTCCATTGGTGGGGGAAGCGTTGCCAGAGCAAGACCAGGGCTTGTTCATACACAGACCCATACTGCGATGGATATACGCCAGTTTCTTTGTATTGCCTGGCGAAAGAACCAGACTGCTTGCGATATGCTTTGATGCCGCCAAAATCGTGGTGGATGATGCCAGCTTCATTCCAGACAAAAGCCATCCAGTTGTCTTCGCATTTCCAACCAGATTTACCATATGGGCCTTCTTCTGTAAATCTGATGCCATCAAATGCATTAAATCTACATAGAGCATAGGCTGTACTACTTAGCATGCGTTGTGGGAAGCAAGTGCTCTCGTCGATTGGGCCAGGCATGCGTCTCCAGGCTTCTTCTCTATTCGTAGAAAAACATGTGGCTATTTCTGGTGAGATGACATCTACTTCAGGGTGCTTTTCAAGATAGTCAAGCATATACCCAATGCTACCACGCAATGGAACAATTCCGCCATCTAGCAATAGAATGTAATCAAATTTGCCTGCGGTATCTATGCCGGTGTTTCTGCCAACACTGGCCCCTCTGTTCTCTTCCATGTTGATTACTGTTAAGCCTGTTTGGGTTGCAATCCACTCACGGCTGCCATCGATAGACCCATTTATAACAACTATGATCTCGTTGATTAAGGGGTCATCTCTTAGAATCTCGACCTGTTCTTTCAGGATAGGCAGGTTATCAAGTGAGCAGATACTTGCTTTTATGATAGGCATATACTACGGCACCAAATTCGCCAGCACGTTGAACTGGCGCACGCTGGTCTTGAATATCTGGCTATTGCTGAACTTGATGTAGCCCTGGATCTGCCAGGAGCCTGTCTCATCCAGATCGCCATTCACGGTGACGTATTGCATTTTCCCGTCAGATCCATTGCTGCTTAATACGGCTGCCTTGGTCTTATCTACGCCACTGGGCGGCGTCAGGTAGATGTATAGATTGGTAGCCAAGCCCAGACCGCTTTCCACGTTGCCATCCTGACGGCGCACCGTCAGGCGTAGGATCGTACCAATATCATTGTGGTGTGCTTCCATAAAATTACCTCTCTACATTGAAGTCCAGCGTATCTGTATACTCTACGTCGAAGTCCAGTGTATCCGCACACTCCACGTCGAATTCTAGACTCAGGCGTGAGATAGTCACGTTGAAGTCCAGTGCATCAGGCTGGTATTGGATACTAATCGAGCTGCTTGAACTTGAAATTGAAGTCGAGCTGCTGCTCGAAGACGAGGATACGCTGGATATACTGCTGGATGAACTCGAACTACTGGATGACCAAGACGAGCTGGACGAAGACGAGCTACTACTGCCTGAGCTTGAGCTGCTGCTGGACGACGATACAGATGTACTGCTAGATGAGCTTGAAGAGCTACTCGATGACGAGCTACTGCTGGACGAGCTGGAACTGCTGGATATAGAAGTCGAACTGCTACTTGAGATGGACGAACTCGAAGATGAACTACTGCTAGAACTACTACTGCTTGAGCTAGATGACGAGCTGGAACTACTGGACGATGTAGAGCTACTGCTCGACGAACTGGAGCTGGATGATGAGCTGGAACTGCTGCTGCTCGAACTCGATGAACTCGAACTTGAGCTGCTCGACGAACTTGATGATTCAGATGTGCTGCTAGAGCTACTGGTCGAGCTTGAGGATGACGAGCTGCTGCTGGATGAAGATGAACTGGAACTGCTAGACGATGAACTTGAGGAACTGCTTGAGCTAGACGATGAGCTGGTAGTCGAGCTTGAGCTACTTGAGCTGCTGCTACTCGACGAAGAGCTGCTGGATGAACTCGAACTAGAACTACTAGTCGAGCTAGATGACGACGATGAAGTGCTACTGCTTGAACTCGAAGAGCTGCTAGAGCTTGTCGAGCTAGAGCTAGACGACGAGCTGGAACTTGAACTGCTGCTAGATGATGAGCTGGAACTACTGGAGCTAGACGACGACGAACTACTACTGCTCGACGATGAAGATGAGCTACTAGTCGAGCTCGACGATGAACTTGAGCTGCTGGACGAAGATGAAGAACTAGAACTACTAGACGAGGAACTTGTGCTCGAACTAGAAGATGAACTCGTTGAGGAGCTTGAGCTACTGCTAGACGAAGACGACGAACTGGATGAGCTACTACTACTCGAAGATGAGCTTGAACTGGATGAAGACGAACTAGTGCTCGACGAGCTAGAACTTGAACTCGATGAACTGCTGCTGCTCGACGTACTTGAGCTACTCGATGAAGATGAGCTAGAACTGGACGACGAGCTGCTGCTGGAGCTGGATGATGAAGAACTGGACGAGCTAGTACTCGATGAACTAGAACTAGAGGAAGAACTTGAGCTGGATGACGAAGAGCTGGACGAGCTGCTGCTGGATGCCTCGCCAGCAGCTTCGACATAATCCTGGAAATAAACCCTGTCTGTAACCCAGTTGTCGAACGTGCCTGTATCACCCGACCGGGGCGGCGCATTTTGGAAGGCCAGCCGGTCGGTGATCCAGAAATCGAAGGTGCCTGGGTTTTGTGGGTTTGCCACTTATGAAACCACCAAGTCATCGAAATAGACCTTGAAATCCGTAGCTGCTGCTGTGTTCAGACTTTGCAGGCATACCACCACGTAGGGCGGGATGGCTGCCGGGGTGAAGGTGTCTGTCAGTTGATTCCATTGCGAGGCCGCACCAGCGTCGGTCGTAGTCCGATCAGATTGCCCAGGCTGCTTGATGACCATACGTGGGTTGGTCCCAGTATAGTCCGCCTCGCGGTAGCAATAGACACTGATGGTCGTGCTCTCATTGGATACCGGCACTATGATCTGGTGCTCGCCCGCGTCGGACAGTTCCAGGCTGGCTGCCCCGGTACGCACCGTGGTTGCCTCACGCACCATGGGTTGGAACTGCACTGCTCCCCACGATTTCTTACTGTCCGTTGCCGGGCGCGTGATGCCGGACAGGTCGTCGTCTGACATGCTTTCCCCTGTCAATTGCCGCATGGCTGACCATTCCGAGAGCCTACCGAACCACCACGGCAGCCTGATGCCGTCCAATAGTAGTGGCGCTGCCAGCAGGGGCGGGTACGTCGTCGAGTTGGCACCGATGTTCGTGTTAGTCCGATTCGCGTTGTTGCCGTACAGATTATTATAATTCTCGTCGATGTCGCCTGCGGCCACGGCGTTGAATCCTCGCCAGCAGTTTTGGATCATCGAATTGCGTACAGTGACCATGGGGTTGCCTGTGTTGGCCTGGACGCGGACACCCGCGCCGATGCCGCCGCTCAGCAGGCAATGTTTGATAGTGATTCCATCGATGTTCCAAACTTCGATCAGGCTGTGCAGGCCGTAGTCGGAATCGAGAATTAAGCAATTCTCGACCAGTTGGCTCGTCCCGGCTACGTCGGCACTATGATAAAATAGGATGCCCGTCTGTTTGCAGCCGAACATGCAACAGCGCCGGAATGTGTTACTGGCCTGGTTGGCCCCGTTTACGTAAATGCCATACCGAGTGGTGTCGAATATGGCGCAATCCTCGACGATCCAGTTCGTGCCGTCGAGAATAATGCCGTCCAGCGTGCATGCATCGATACGGAAGCCGCGAAAAGTGCGGAAATTCCGCCCAGTGCCGGTGATGCCATAATTCCTGGCAGTGCTCGTATCGTTGTCACTGCCAGTGACACGCACGATGCCACCTATGCCATCAGTATGCTCGCCCGTCACATCACCGATATAAGTGATAGGATTACCCGCCGAGCCAGATACGTCACAGGTCAGTAGTTCTCGATAGACGCCCGGCGCGACGTAGACGGTATCGCCTGCTACGACGGGAATGTCTTCGACCCCGTTGAGGGTCAATTTTCTCGCGCCCCATGTAAGGCCGTCATTGCCGTCATTGCCACCGGAGCCGACATAATAGGTAGTCATTCCTGCGCCTCGTCTATGCCCAATTGAATCCGTACCTCACGCAAAATGATCTCCTCCATGTAGCGCCGCAGACGTGCCACCGGCACGTTTTGCAGTGCGTTGGGAAACCTGTAGGCATTCTCGTGGCTACCAGGCGTGCCGTCCGCTTTAGTCCACTCGATGCGCACGCTAACCGAATAACGCGGCACCTGAACGTTCACGCCATCGTTGGTCCAGTTCTCGATCCAGACGTTGATGTTTCTACCTGCCATATTACCTCCTGATGAAGAAATGGCTCAGGCTGCCCAGGCTATGGCAATCCTCTGCCATGATCTCGTCCACCAAATCATAGTCGATGTGCTGCTCCAGTATCTCGGTGCCCCAATCGTGCACCACGATGATGTCGCCTGGCTTGGCAAGTGGCGCGAAGGTAGCAAACTCTTTGGGCTTATTGCCGTCGTCACAGAACAAGACACAGCGGCCTGGGCCTTGCAAATATGAAGTCACTATCTCGTAGCAATCATCGAATACATTGCCATGTACACAGTGATCAGTCAGATCGAGTCTTTGTCCAAGTGGCGTATCAACAGCCAGTGGACCATCAGTCTTGCATTGTGTAACTGCATATGATCCATCATCGAAGGTGATAAATGTCATATTGCGCTGTAGGGCTTGTAAAAACAAGAAAAGGCTGAAACCGCCCCACAGTGTACCCAGCTCGATGATGCGATCCACGTCAGGGTTATGGTTCAGCAGGCGTTCCCACAACACGAAGTCTACAGCGTACTGACTACACTGCACACCCATAAACCAGGTATCTGACCAATTACGCATCAGACTGTGATAATCACTCACCGACTGACTCCAGGAAAAATAGCGTCTCGAATTCTTTCCACATGGCTTCGGGTGTCCACTCTCTGCGGGCCACCGTCTGTGCCCACAAAGCCCGGTTCTGTTTCAACTCGGCGATCAGACGTTTGGCCTCACCCTGCCAGAAGATACGCTCATCCGGCTCGTACCTGCGGCTGAAGCGGTCACTCTCGAAGTCGAAAAAGATGCTGTTATCCCCAAATAGCTCACGCATGGGTGGCAGGTCATGGTTGAGACATAGCAGCTTACCGCGCAGAGCGGCTTCGTGGACTACCAAGCTATAGGTTTCCACCCGACTGGGATGAATGTACGTATTGGACAGATCCATCAGCTCCACAACCACGTGACGTGGCACGCCCTGGCTACAGCGGTCATCCAGGCGTGAGGTAAAACTAACACAATCGCCCAGACCCAGGCTCTCACTCAAGGCCAATAACTCATCGATGTACTGCTGGAAACGCTGCCCGGCGCTCTGCCAGTCGATGACCAGCAGGCGTGGCTCGTAGCCAGCCTCTTTGACACCTGCCATGAGATAGATGATCTTCTCTGGCTGTTTTCCACGATCCAATCTGGCTGGATAGACCGCTACCACCTCACCCGACAGCAATCTGGCCCTGGTCGCCAGATCGACTGTCAAAGGGTCGTAATGCCACACTCGCAAGGGATCGATGGCGTGCCCGGCGCGGCAGGCTTTGGCACGCCACTCTTGCCCGCCCAGATGGTAGGTCTGGCACACACGGCTTAGATCGGTCGAGTTAGGATACACGAGAAAGCCTGGTGGCGAGATATAGCGCAGGGCGTTGGGGTATTGGGCCTCATTGCTGGGTGAGGGGCAACTGTGCAGCCAATGAAGCCAAAGTAAGTCGGGTCTACTTTTGGCATAGCGCCGCACGGCTGCGTTGTGCTCCTTGTAGAAGTCCTGAAGCATAATATCGTGCGTGATGCAGACATTGACATCAGCCAAGTGCTCTGCCAGGGCTGCTTCGATCTTGCTAACCCTCTCTTCAAAATCGGGGGCCACGTCGGTGCGTAAGTGCATGAAGGGCAGGCATTTACGCAAATCTATCATGGTTTCTGACCAGAGTGTGGGAGATGGAGGTGACGTAAAATTATCCTGCACGAGCACCACCGGCTCGTAACCATGATCCAGCAGCATGCGGATTTGCGTCTCGGCTACGCCGATGAGCGAGTAGCCGCTGGTGGCCTCGAAGAAGGTTGACATAATCGCTATTCGTTTCAAGTTGGCTCTCCTTAGTCCGGGAAGGGGTAAACACCCCTGAATAATGCCGCCGCCTCGACTGTTACCTGGTCGGCTGGTATATGTAGATCCTCGACGTGCTCGACATAAAATTCCCCGAAGCGTGTGCCAGAATTGTGTGACATGGCCCCCACAGATCCAGAACTGAAAGTGGCATCTGTCACACTGACGACCAGGTTAGATTCGGATAGTAGGTTGGCTAATTTCTCGGAATTGCTGTCGCCCACCGGCTCGGTCAGGCTCAAATATGCCTTGAGCGAGTTGCCATCTGCCTTGAAACCCAGCCAATACCATGTATCGAGCGATAGATTGCCGGTAGCCAGCCCGACCTCTGCCAGGTAGGTAGGCGTACCAGCTACGTACTTCATCAGGCGAATGTAGCCATAGCCATACAGGATGAAGACGTAGCCATCCTCGCTACCCAATGTCTGGTCGCTTAACCTGAAGGCGATACCGGCTGAATGAGACGTGCTATTTCTGAATGCAATTTTGCAGAATCCAGCCACGTCATCGGGTGTAGTTATGTCGCGGGCAGCCGTGGCAACCCCAACAGCCGCCTGTTCAAAACAAGCCAGAACTGCCTCGTTATCTCCGCCTGGTCCGTCATAAGTAATAGCCCACCTGCCATCGTTGGGCTGGAAGTTCCAATTGGCACCTGTGGCATTGGGTCGGGTGGCATCATCTGGATCAGCTTTTTCGATTCTGAGATAGTCGGTATAAAAGACAGGCCCGGAGCCATCGGTAGCTGCATACTGAATACCCACCAATGATGTGGCATTCATACCCAGGCTATAGCCCCGGATAACAGTCTTAAGCACATACTTGAAATTGTAGCCTGCTGCCAGTGAAAAATCGCCCAGGGCACTACTAATGTATGGACCTACTGCCCCTAACTCACCCAGTGCAATGATGGCATCGGATAACTTGGAAACATTCAGACAATCAACAAACCAACACAGAAAGTCACCATCTGTGAAAAGCGATCCACTGCCCAGGTTGATGGGCGTAATGGACAGGTAGGAACTGGCAAGTTGGGTTATGGGGCCAGGTATCAACTTTAGAGATGCATCACCCTCGACGCGATATACGACTGAATCGAGCACAACTTCCACAGTGCCATCACTTGGATCTTCAGTCCACGACTCGTCCAGATTCATCTGTGCCAGACGCAAAAAGCTGACACCATCGTAGCTGCTGAAGTCATCCTCGAATACGACTGGATCGATCCGCTGGAACAGCACACCTACCCGTGTGTCGAAGCCAGGCGGAACTGGCAACACCTCCGAGCCATAGTGCGCATCTACCTCGTCCTCAAAGGCCGACGTAGATTGGTTGATCAAGTGCGCCAGGCTCTTGCCCATTGCCAGTCGCTCGAAGAGTAGCTTCTGGTCGTTGGTAAAGCCGTCCGCGTGGCTAAACAAAGCCAGGCACTCGTCGTTGAAAGCCAGCATGATAAAGTCCAGGTCCACGTAGTCTCCCTCTGAGCCATCGCTGCGAGTAAAGTACACTTCCAGGGCAGGCGCGATAGTCTCCAGCCCACTGATGATCATGGCAGGCATGTCGATCTCGCCCAGAACCATGATCGACCACTTATCGAAGTGCTCGGCATAGTTGTAGGCTGAGCTATAGGCCACCACCTCACCGGCGATGGTGTACTTGACCTGGCTGGACCAGTAGGCAGTCTTGGCCCGTACCACGCCCAGTACCGTGCAGCGCCCGCGATGGTGGCTCTCGTTGGACAGCGTGAAGCGTAAACCCAACTGGTCATCGTTGTACTCCGCACCGGGGTTACAGCGCCGGTAAGCAGAGCCAGAGCGTGAACCATCGGCAGGCGTGGACCATACCGCCGTGGGGGTCAGGCTGGTAGCATCTTCGGCCTGGTACACGTGCTGGTAGTAATTGAGTGTGGACAGCAGGGAGCTGCGCGAGGTCAGGTACAGCTTGGCGATCTCCTCATTGGTGCCTGACTGCGAGTTGCGAGCGCGGAAACGCACGTAGGCGGGTTGGTCGCCCTTGACGGCGCTGCCGGTGATGTCGAAATAGTTGTAGGCTGCCCCGTACACGTGGTCATCCAATGTCGAGCGAGATAGCGACAACGCCACCAGGTTGTCGGGATCGCTGGTGGCAACCGGCATGGTCTTGAGCACGACTTCCAGGACCACCACGTACTTGTTGCCAATGCTCTGCGTAGCCTTTAGGCGACTGTCCCAGGTATTGTCAGTCACGTCGGCCATGGGCGGGATGGGACTCTTGACGTAGTGATAATAGGTAGAGCGAGTAATTACGTCGGCAGGCATGTATTGCAATTGCCCACCGTGCTCGTTGCCGACCGCCAACTTGAGCGCCTGGGCACGCTGGATGGCAGCCACCCTAGTGTCACCCCAGCAGTAACACGTGAACGAGACATCTACCAGGGGCGCGAAGCTGGTGATATACTCACCGCCATCGATATTGGCTCCTTCCGAGTAGACGATCTGCTCCCGCTCGGCTTCGTTGAAGATCAGCGTCTCAGCCGGAACATAATAGCCTGCCGTGGCACCATCTATGCTCAACGTGTCAAAAGTGATGCTAGCTCTACCTTCCGCATGGAGTATCAGAGTCGCGTCGGCGATACCCATTAGCTGACTACCCTCCCCTTAAGTTCGGCGATCTGAGCCAGTTGATCCAGGCGATTCAGTAGACCCTCGGCATCGTGGGCAGTCCGCACACCGGGGAAAGCACCCTGGAAGGCACCCGGTCCGAAGATATACTGCTTGTTGAGTCCAGAGTTGGACTCAGTGGCAGGCATACCCATGGCAGGCAGACCACCGCCCGCGAAGCTGCGAAATGCCTCGGCAGCCCCGGCGGGCAAAACCATCTCGCCGGGATGGAGTGTCCAGGTAGAAACACTCGGCACACGCCATAGGCCACCCTGCGCTGCCCCGGAGACAGATACCGCCATATTGCCGCCCATGGAATTGACCTTTTCGAGTGCCTTGGCTAATTTCTCGGCCTGCGAGGTGGCATTCTTTAGCTTGTTGTACAGATCGTTAAATTTGTCGGCTAATTGATCGACGATGGGAATATACTCGGCCAGGGCTCCTAACGGCTCCGGTAATGCCTTGAGTCCCTCGATAACTTTATCGACAGCCTCTCGCCAGGCATTGAACAACTCTACGATACGCTGGATGATCTCGGTCAGGACTTCTTCTAGCTGCTGGGCCAGCTCAATCACGAATTGCACCATGTCCTGCCACATGATCAGGATATTCTGGGTGAACTGTTGCCATAGGCTGGTGGCAAAGGTGGTGAACGTGGTCAAGCCTGCGGATAGTGTGGTGTCCATGGTGGTGAAGTTGGTGACGATAGCCGTGGTCATCTCTGGCACGATAGAGTTGCCGACCAACGTATTGCGCAAGTTGTCGAAAAAGCCGATCACGCTGCCAGTCGCATTCTCGGCGGTGCTGCTGATACCCTCCTGCAAGCCACCAAAAGCGCCCACCACGGCGTTCTTGGCTCCCTCGACAGGCTGTGTTACGCCTTCCTTTAGGCCACTCCAGGCATTCTCGATGGTTTCTCTGGCTCCCAGGATAGGCGCTAATAGCTCTTGCACCTTGCCCGCGAACCAGGTGACGATGCCTATCCACGCAGCTTCGATGCCAGCTTTGATGTTGTCTACGAATTGCTGCCCGGCTGCTAGGGCATCGGCCAGCCAGGGAGCTGATTCGAGCATACCCTTGCCAAAGGCGGTCATAAGCTGGCTCATGAAATCTGCCAGTTGGACCGACCATTCTGGTAATGTGGCGGTTATGAACGTCCACAGGGCGGCGATCACGTCCTTGAAGCCGTTGAACAGATCAGAAGCAATAGTCGGGCCATTATCGATCAGCCAGGTGACGACACCGGCAAACACCTTGCCGATAGTCTTTCCCAGTGTCGTGCCCCATTCGCCCTCTTTCTCGTCAGCGCCGGAGAAGAGACCCTGGATCAGCTCAGCCAATTTACCTATTAATTGGATTATCAAGTATGGAATAGTTACCAGGCCAATGATAATGTAGCCAAACACTTTTCCGACGAAGCCCGCCAGGTCAACGGCCCAGGTTTGCCAATTCTCGCCTGCGTAAGCCAGGAAGCCAGTAATAAGTTCCGATAACTTCGCAGACAGATCGGCTATCCATGTTGGTAGGGTAGTGGTAACGAACGTCACTACACTGCTGATGATAGATGCTACATGAGTACCTAACTCAGCCGCCCAGGTAGGCCAATTTTGGCTGGCATAATCGATCAAGCCCTGGATGAGTTGCAGGAATTTACCCGACAACTGGATTATCAAATATGGAATAGCAACCAACCCAGTCAAAATATAACCAAAGACGTTGCCCATGAAACCAGCTAATTCGATAGCCCAAGTTTGCCAATTCTGACCCACATAAATAAGTAAACCCTGTACTAACTCACCGAACTTGGTGATCAGATCAGTTATCCATGTCGGTAGTGTAGCCGTGAAGAAAATAATGATTCCATCTATGATGGGACCGACATAACTGTTAAGTGTAGCAGACCAGGCAGGCCAGTTAGTCTGTACATAATCCAGAGCTGCCTGGAACAGCTCGCCAACCTTGGTTGCTAACGCACTTGCCCACACTGGTAGAGTAGTAGTGACAAACGTGACGACACCAGCTATGATCGATGCAGCGTAACTATTTAAGGTTTCTAGCCAGGTAGGCCAGTTAGCACCTACATATTCGACTGCCTTGCCAAATAGATCCACGAAGCCAGTAGCTAGTGAGGCCGCAAAACTGGCTATGCCGGGAACAAGTGTGTCTGTAACCCAGGCACCGATAGTCTGCAAAATTATGGGGGCATTGGTTCTTAGCCACTCAACCCCATTAAGAATACCATCCAATAATGCCTGTCCCAGTGGTGCGAGTGCTTCTGATACGGCATCGACGGTCGATGCAAAGATCGTCTTTATTTGGTTCCAGGCTTCTTGAAAACTGATTTGTCCAGATAGGAAGTCGCTGATGACCATGCCGATAGCGCTTATACCGCTACCTATGGCTTCTAATGCGCCAGTGAGAATGTCTTTTAAGCTGGATATAGCACCACCAATGGCCTGGAGCGTTTGCGAGAAACTAGATCCCTGGGGAAGGAAGGCGATTATATTATCTACAAAGTGGCTTATGAAGGTTATAGGGAACCCCAGTATCGCCTGAGCGGCATTGCTGACAGCCAGAGTTATGCCACTAAAGATTTCACCCAACCCACTACCTATTTGACCTATCGCCGTCTGGAAAAGGGTTTGGGCTTTTTCTGTATCACCTGTGATAAGTGCCCACGCAGATTGTATTAATGTGGCTAAACCGCTCACTACATCCAGCACGCCTCGCACTATTCTCACCAGGCCAGCAAAGAAGCCTTCAATATTCGGCAGAATATCTATAATGGTCTGGAATGCGGCTACCAGAGAATTAGCCACAAGGCCAGCCAGGGCTGCCAAAACAGATAGAAGAGCCTTGGCAATGGGGGCTAGAGCTACCATCAACTCTTTTAGGTCGCCGAAAAGTCTAACGATTTCTCCGCCCAGTCTGCCTTCCTCGAAAAAGGCTGCAATCGACTGACGCAATTGGTTGAACGTATCTACCACACCAGGTGGCACCAGGCCCCCAAGAGCAGTTCCTATACCACCCAAAACATCTGAGAAGATGGGAAGTATGGTCTCTCTGATGCCAGCCACGGCATTGGTAAACAGGTTTGTGATAGCCTGTCCTATATTGGTTGTGCTTAGCGAGCTGATGAGCGTAGTGAAGAAAGTTGAGATAGCGCCTGAAATACCCTGGGTCGGCATAGCCATGACTGCGGACTTAAACGCGCCCTCGATAGCTTGGCCGATCTCTGAGAAACCGCTGGTGATCAGCATGTTGAATACCTCGCCGACACCAGCTACAATGCTGCGCATCGTTTCGTAAGCAGCATTAAACTTGATGGCCGCCTGCTCCGCACCGCCCATGCGCTCTATAATGGCAGCTATAGCCTCGTCTGCAAGTGCCTTGATGGCTGTAGATAAACTAGTTATAACTGGACTGAGTGCAGCTACAATCTTATCCCAATTCAAGAAGATAGTGATGATAATTCCACCTAGCAATGCAGCTCTGCCAAGCACACCCAGTAGCTTTAGCAAGATACCTCTGAGACCGCCCAATCTAACAATGACTGGCGCAATCCTGGCAGCCAGCCTGGTAACGAAGTTCATAATAGGTGAAGCTGCCAATTGGGTAAATAGTCCGGCAACAACCGCGAATATAGGAAAGTTCTGAGGCGTGACGTTCTGTGCCAAAAAGTTACGGATGTTGTTAAAGATGGTTACAAAGCCTTCAAGTATCTTGGCCCATATGTCAGCCATCAAGCCGGGCACATTACGCGGGATACCCTCGCGCATGGCAAGCACGAATCCATCGGCGAAATCGCCGCCTGTCTGTTGGGCTATTTCCTGTATATTTTTTGCAAATTTACCCAGAATCTCGGCAGGCGTCTGCATCTCGATACCTTTGGACGCCTGACCCTGCGCCTCTTTGGTCTTTTCCTTGAGGCCCTCCAGGCGAAGTTCTAACTCCTTAATCGCCTGTACATGGGCATCCAGACCAGCGGGAATGCCCTCTTCCAACGAGCGATCTACATACTGCTTCTCCAAATTGAGAAGAGCCTGTACATATTCCTGCTCGCCGATAACGCCCAGGCGATATTTCTCTTCGATCAGGGCCTTCTCGCGGGCGTACCACTCTGCTAAGGTTTCGATCTGCTTGGCCTGGGCCTTGGCAGCACTACCTGCTGCCGAGGCTGCCTTGCCCATAGCCTTGGCAGCTTTGTCCAGGCCACCTACGAATTCCTGTTGTAATTGGTTGCCCTCCTTTTGCCAGGCCACGTATTCCTTTTGCCAATCGACAGCTTCCTTCTTATCCTCAACATCCTTTTCGGCAGCCGCCAGCTTGGCCTTCAATGCAGCGGGCACAAAGCCCCTGGCCTCAGCAGCGGCTACTTCGCCCTGGACATCCTGGAGTTTTCTCTGTGCAGAATGCAGTTCCAATTGCAGCCGTAGGTACTTGGTCATCTCCTTATTCTGATCGCCCAGTACCTCGCCGATCTTGGCAAAGGCTTCTTCGTTGATTTCACCCGTCGCATTCAGCTCGGCCACGATGGCCGCCATGGAGTCGCGTACTTTGAGGAATGGTTCGGTGCCTTCCGAGCCCATGGTCTTGAAGAAGTCTTTGACAGGCGATAGGGCATCGCGGATAAAGCTGAAATCGACCGACTTGAGCGAGCCCAGCACCTTGCTCATATCCAGGTTGGCAAAGCTGGCGAGCAAGTCACTCAACTGCGCACGCGCGTTCTGGATAGCTGCCGCAAAGTCTATCGAAGAGAAGGCTTCGTAAAAACCATCGGACAACTGGCCGCCAGACGCCTGGATCAGCTTCTTCATCTCTTCCATGGCGGTGTTGATGTTGTCGTCGTTGATGTCGGCTACACCTGCCCCAAAGATGTCCATGAGGGCCGCGCCCCACTCGTCGATGGTCGAGAGTGGTCCGACTTCAGGGGCTGAGCCAGGGGCCAGGAAGGAGCTGATCATCTCGCCCACGGAGTTGAGGGCTTCCATCAGCACTGAACTGGCGCTGTCTAGCACGCCATTGGCGATCTCGACTACGAAGTTCCAGCCCCAGGTGAAGGCATTACTGATCCACGAGTCCAGAAATTGGACTGCGTTGGACAAGCCTACGTCGATGGCATCCAGGAACAGGAACCAGGCGTTCTGCCAGTCACCGGCGAAGATACTAGCGACGATAGAAATGACGGTCTGCACCACCTCGATCAGCCCGGCGAAGTTCTCTTTGAAATTGGAAATGAAGTTGATGGCAAAGTCGATAGCGCCTGATAGAGCCACGCCGATATTGGCAGCCAGGGCATTCAAAACAGGCTGTAGCTCGTTAATTTTGTCTAACAGGCCACTACCCGCCCCGGTCAACTTCTCCATGATAGGCTTGCCCATCTCGATGAAGAGGTTACTGACGCTATCCTTCAGGTTGGACATGACGCCCTGGAGTGAGAGCGAGCGAGAGGCAGCCGTACCGGCAATGGTGGAATTCTGCGTCAAGTAGCCGTTCAATATCTTGAGGGCTGTGGCTGTGTCGGTGGTCAATTCACCGCCTTTGGAGAACTCCAGATTAAGCTTGGCCCAACCCTTGGCTGCCAATTGCTCAGCGCTCATGTTGACGGCCTGCTGGGCCTGGTCATAGCTTAGCAGGTTGCCAGTAGCTTGATCGACAAAGACTGCGGCGCGGTTGACGTTGATGCCGAAGTCGCGCATCATCATGAGCGCCTGGCCTGTGTCGCCTACCGTCAAACGCTGGAAAGCGCCGATCAATTGATCCATGGGCTTATTCATGATAGCCGCCGCGTCGGCGATGGGCTCCATCCACTGTTTGGGATCAAGCCCGGCTATGATCAGGCGTTGGAAGGCTTCGATGGCATCCGCCAGCTCGAAGGGTGTGGCAGCTACGGCTTCCTTGATGAAGTCCATAGCGCCGCCCACCACCTCTTCAGCCTGATCTTCGATTTTCGAGCCGCGCAGCATATTGGTCAGCGTGATGCCGAAATTCTGGGCAGTGTTGTTAACTTCCAGGAACTTGCCGCCCAGGTTGCGTATGGCAAAACCAATGCCGTCGATGGCATACCGCAGGCCGGTGATGGCCGCTGCCGCACCCACGAAGCCGACGAAAGCACCCTTGGCTACGTCGGCAGTGCGAGCTACCACGCCCATCTTCGCCCCGGTCTGATCCAGTTGTTGGTTGAAGTTCTTGGTCTCGTTGGTGACGTTACGGGTGATGTTGAACAGATTGGAGAAGGCGATAGATACACGCTGGAAGATACCTACCCGCTTCTCGGAAGTGGCATTGGATTGTTTCTCGCTCTGCTCGGCCTTTTCCACCTCTTTGCGCAGGGCGATGACACGGGCGATCATCTGGTTAGAACCTACCCGCTGGGTCTCAATACCCTTTAGCATTTGCTTGAACATGTCGTCAGTGGCCGAGCCAGCCGGGATGATGCCCTGTACCTTGAGCTGACGGTAGGACTGTTCCAGGATACGCACTTCTTCGCGGATACGCGCCATCTGTTGCTCGGTGGGCTTGCCACCCGCCACGATAGTGGTGTTCATATCCTTGAAGGCTTTTTCGACGCGCTTGACTTGAACGTCGATCTCGCTTAGAGCCGCCTTCTGGACACCCTCTTCCTTGCCCACTTCCTTGAGCACGTCCATCTGGTCGCGCATACCAGTAGTGAAGCGGCGCATGATATTATCTATGCGCAGGGTTTCCTGCTCCAGCTTGCCGGTAGCCCGGCTCAACTCGTTGTGGCGACCACCCAGCCAGTCCAGGGCACGCCCCAACACATTGGTAGAGCCCGACAGACCGAAGAAAGCCTGGCGCAAGCCTAAAGCGAAGTTACCGCCTTCAGCCGCCATCAATTGGAAACCACCCCGGATGTTGGCTACAGCCGCCCTGAAGCCAGTCGAGCCTTCAGCCGCTACCTGCCCGATGGCCCTGAAGCGTTGCTCAAAGGCGGTGACGCGCTGGGCAGCTTCACCCAACTCACTGGTAGCCAGAGCTGTCTGTTGTCTAAACTTCTGGCCCTGGCGCTCATAATCTGCAAATGTCTTCTCGCCAATCTTCTTAAGATTCTCAAACTCGGCAGCCGCCCGCTTGGCGCGATTTTCTATCTCGGCCTCGGCAGCCTTGGCAGCAGGTGGTTTCTGTGTCAAGTATACCTGACGAACAGCCTCGGCTAACTTATTGAGCTGCCCGATAGTGCCTTGTACCTCTGATCCAGTCTTGGCAGTAGCAGAACCAATAGATGCCATGGCTGCCTTGATCTGATCGTCGCTAAATGCTCCCTTCATCTTGAGAGCCTCGGCGACTATACCTTCCATATGCTTGCGTGTGCTGGCATCCATGCCAGCTATGGCATCTTCGATGGGCTTGACGCTGGTTTTTAGTTGCTCGAATTGCTGGTGGAGTTTTTTGACTTCTGGGGCGGTTTTGTTAGGCAGCCGATCAAACTCTTTAGCGATGGCGTCTATCATTTCTGGGATAATAGACTTGCCAACTACCTCTTGGCGCAATCGTTCAAAGTCGGCTCGAATGTCTTTAGTTGCCTTCTCGATTGTAGTAGAGATGGTATTAAGGCCGCCCAGATCGGGCTTGACCACAGCCGTACTGATCTTTTGCAGACTATCCAGAGTCTCGATGGCTTTTTTGGATAGCTTTTCCAGACCCTCGATGGCACTAACTATATTCGTTTCAACCGTCAAGGTTGCGCGAAAGATCTCTTGACTAACTGCCACTCAGTTTACCTTCTGGTTGTCCAGTGGTATGAACACCATGCCCTTACCATCTACCGGGTTGCCATCCTCGTCGTAGTAATTGCCATCCTCAGTCCTAAAGACCATCTTCTTACCCAACAGGTTGGCGATCTCCGAGATATTGCCTGTCTTCTTGACTGGTCCCTTGGTGAGTGCCTGCGCCATGTTCATCATGGACTGGCGCACATCCTGACTACCGCCACCCATAGCACGTGTACCTGCGTGATCGGGCGTAGACCATTTCCACTTCTTTTTGGCTTCTTTGCCACCCGCCATGAGGGCTTCACGATAGTCTTCCAGCTCCTCGGCATCCAACGCTTCGGCCAGGTAGCAAAAGAAGTCACCCACTTCCATGCCCAGGTTGACGTAATCGCCGGTGAAGTTGAAGTGCTTGCAAATCATGCGCACGGCACGGTACTCGGCCAGCGGGTTGTTATCTAAGCTGGAGCCTCCTCGACTCCTTCTCCACCCAATTTTTTTAGCGCCTGCTGAACTTCGGAGCGGTTCAGGCTTTCCTCCACGATATACGTAGCTGCCTTCGACACAGCCTCGATGACCTCAATGGCGGTCAGCTCTTCGTTCAAGATGCGCAACTCATCTTCGGTTTCCATTTGCAGGATGAAGGGGAACAATTGCTCGTTCTCCGGTGTGAAGAAGCTCTCGATCATAGCCATGTTGTCGGCTACGCTGGCACCCTTTTTGCTCTGCTTCTCGATACGTTCCTGGAGTTCGGCGATCTTGCCCAGGAAGGCCGTTATCTTGGGCAAATTCAAGCGGGCCTGGCGTCCCTTGGGACGGCGTAGATGCTTGACGTACTCGTGGGGTTCACGCGAGTCATCCACCCAGGTGAAGACGATCTTGTTACGGACTTCTAGCTCTGACATGTGGCTCTCCTATTATATGACGATCTTAAAGGTTTTCTGGGCAGGCATGAACTGGATCTTGATGCCGCCCACCGATCTGGGTGGTAGCAACCTGGCTTCGGCATACGATTCCAGATCGGTGCCTTCCAGGTCAATACCGCCCAGGTATGTGCCTCCAAATAGCATAGCCTGCTCACGTTGTTGCAGCTTACTGGCTGTAAAAGTTGGCCCGGTTATGGTGTTAGGTAGCCAGTGTTTGGTATGTCGGTGGCCCAGGATGGCGATGTCGAAGTCGTACCAGGTGGGCAATCTACCCAGTGTGAGTGCATCGCCGCCCGGTAGTATCCCACCACCAGATCCGTGATGGCAAAATATGGTGGTGTGCCAGCGTGTCTTTTTGCCATCCTCCCACAACAGAACAACCCAACCACCATAACCAAGACGAACAGGACGGTTGGGCCGAGCCACCATATTGACAATGGCACTATATACGTCCCGCTCAGACTTGCTGAGAATGTCATCCTCGTGATTGCCTCTGCATAGCCCCAGGCACTTGTCCAAAATTGGACTCAGCAGGTTCTCAAGATACTTGATCTGTTCCTGGGCTATGTCATCCTTGCCATATAACCAGGCTGCCAGGGAGCTTTCCCTGTGGCGGCGGTCAGCCCGGTTGATGAAATCAGCGTAATCCCCGCCGCCTATCCATATCGCCTTGGGATCGTCGGCAATACAGGCCACGTCTTCCTTGAGTAACTTTTCGTCACACAGCGCATTGCCGATGTGTAGGTCGGTCAAGTAATACAGGGTGAATACGTCATCCACGCTGTACGTGATGCGGTGCTTGACTACTCTCAGCAGCAGCCTCCTATATGGTTATGATAACGTGCAGCCTGGGCACGATTTATATTTATTGGTCAATATACATAAATTGTCCCAAGTCGATTGCCCCTCGCTCGTGCCAGCACAGGGCGGGCCTCGAAGGTCAAGTCGATCACGCTGATCTCACCCGCCACGATGGAGTCCCACGGTAGGCCACTGGAGCAAATCACGTCGTACAGAGTCACCACGATACCCGTGATACCATTGCTCACGTTGGGGCTGGTGGGCGCATCGCAGGCCACGTTGCCTGACTCGATAGACAGCGGGCGGTTCTTGATGGTGCAGCCGCCGCCGAAGGTGATCAGCCGCTCGTTGCCCAGGGCGTACATGACACCGGTGGACATAGCGATCTCCAGCGTGCGGGTATCGAATTGCTGGATACCCACCTCGACCGTGGTCTCCTCGCCAGTGACGAGATAGATCGTGGCGTCGGCGATATTAGCCGACTCAAGCGGCTCGATGGTCGGTTCCATCACGAAGGACAGCGAATCGACCACGCCTAGCTCGAAAGACGTGCCAGCCTGCAAACCAATACTCGCTTCATACGTAATGTACGTCCATGACGTATGTTCTAGTGACGCATACAGAGCGGCTGTACCGATCTTAATCTTGGACTCTGGTTGCATCAGGAAACCAGCGGATGCTGAAGGAGCCCCGACAGAGTAGTACGAACCCATTTTAGATCTCCTTTCTCTAGTACCTAGAGTGGTGTTTTCTTCATATCGTCCACTGTAGGCACCAGCCTATGCAGTGGTCTGACCATAACTTTTCCAAGTGTTTTTACGCAGCAGATCTCGACTTCCATTTTCAACAGGCCCTCTGCATCCTCTTCTGGTATCCAGTCTCCGCTGGATCTGATGATCCATTGCTTGCCCGTAGCAGGGCCTATCACCTTAAAGCTGCCCAAACGAGCCAGAGTTCCCACAAACACCCAACTCATCAGTACAGCTCGTCGGCGGCATCCACACATTCCTGGCTTAGTCTGAAGCGGATCTGCGATATAAGCTGTGCGTGTGTCAACTCGGCCCCGTCAAAATACGGCTGGAGCGAGTTGCTGACGATGATATTTCTGTCGCCTTCCACGGCTGCGTTGCGAGCGAGTCTGAATTTCGGACTCGTGCCGATCCAGGTCTGTGTCTCGATCAGGTTGACGATACGCGATACCAGCTTGTCGAAGTCGGCATGCACCGTCTCGTACAGCTCATCCTCGGACGCCACGGGTATGGGAAACTCGTCGATGTGCAAAAGCACGTCATATTCAGTCTGCCTGGCAGGTCGCTGCGCATTGACCCCGGTGCGGGTGTGCTCCAGGGTCTCCTCGACGTGGATCGCCAGGAAATAGTAGCCGATAGCCGGTGTCAGCACGCTGGTCGTCACGTGTTTGAGCGTGCGGGCCTGACCCTGGTGTGTGATGCCCGTGCACAGCGTAGCATTGTTGGTTTCTATGAGCGACTTTAGTGCCGCCTTGACCGCGCCGATATTCATTCGTCGTTAACACTCCTGAGCAATTCCTTGGCGATCTCGACTGTATCGGTATGCACCTTGCCGCTGCGGGCGGATTCATAAGCCAGGATGATAGCTGTGTTCTTGGCGATCTGGCGCGACATATCCCTGAGCGCCAGTTGCATCTCGCGCATACTGGCACCTATGCCCTCGCGCATCGTGTTTATCGTTCCGCACTCGCTATCAGACAACTGTTTAAGGAACGTTTGCCATTGATCGTCGCGTTCTCCCTCGTGCTGGATGTACAGCCGGGTCATCATGAGCACGAAGAATATAAAGGCCCCCACGATAGGCACCTGGATCAGCAGCGGTAGATACTCTGGCAACATTATCTCAGTAATCCTTGTCCTCTTCCCATGAAGAAGTTTATGAGCGGCTGTCTGACTTCCTTGGCCCCTTCGCCTAACAGCTCGACCATGCGTGGCCGGTTCTGGGCCGCCGCCTGCTGCACAAAGGTGTTGGGTCGAGCGCCGGGATGGTTGACACGCGGGAAACTGTAAGGGCCAGGTGGATCGCCCTGGTATGGCCCCCAGTTACCTTCGCCCGTGGCACTGTAGTTGCTCCAATGGAAGGCCAATACAGGCTTGCCCGTGATCGGATGGGCAGGCGTACCGTAGATCACGTAAGGCGCATGGGGAGCCTGGTTAAACAGCGTAAAAGCCGCCCCGTGCGTCACCCGCTCTACTTGCTGTGTCCAACCTGTGTCCAGCGTCATGCTGTGCTGGCGGATACTGGGTCTGCCGTGGTTGATCACGCCCTGACTGGTTTGCCAGGGCGGCTCGTATTTACCCACGGGAGCCAACTGGCGGGTCAGAAATAGCATGCGCTCCATGCCACGGGTGGCCTGAGCATGCATGATGCTCTGATGACGCTGATTGGTCTGCATGGCATACATAACCGCGCTCAAATCGGGTATGCGGTTGATCACGTGTAGCGTCATCAGTCAACGTTCCCCAGCCCGATATTGAAGGACTTGTAGTTGTACAGGTAGTCCCAGTCGATGTCCATGTCCTTGATCTCGTTCTGCACCTTGCGCAGCTCTTCGGTCATATCCCACATGCTCAAGAAACGCATGGGATCAAACCGCTGCTCGATGAAGTCGGTAGTTGGCCCACTGGGCTGCGTCAACAGCTCCTCGGCCTTGGTGCCATAGTAGTATTGCGCCCGCCATGGCAAGCGAGTGCTCCGACCGTCCCATACCTTGCGCAGCTCCTTGTCGAACATATCCTGAAAGATATTGCCCGACGAGCCCTCCCGTCCCGGCGCTACAGCAGGCGCAGGCTTGAGACTGTGGCCTGCCGCGTAGGCGGCTGCCCCATTGACCACCACAAACGTCAGGTAGTTGGTCTGGGACATGGCCCACGTTTCGCCCGACAGCACCAGGAAGGGAATCTTGTAGCCAGCCGACATGAACTGCATATCTACCTGGGAGGAAACCCAGTCGATGATGTCGTTCACGTCAGTATTTTTTGGGGTGGTGCTGGCGGAGAAATCGCTGGCTCCTTTCAGCAAGTTCTTCACCAGCATCGCCACCTGGGCACTGGCTGCGTAAGGGGCGACCGGAGCACTCACTGTGACTACACCTTATGCATAGGAATCCATCACGAAAATCTGACTGTCAGCCATGGGGAGCACCGGCCAAGACACGATGCCTTCGCCCAGGCGCGTGCCAAAGGGCGGCTCGTCGTCCTCGTGCATCCACGAGTATTTACCTGACTTGAACTGCCCGCTGCCATCCTTATGGAAGGTAGTCATCATATTGCCCAGGCTGTTGACTTCTGCCTTGGGGATGATGATAACTTTGCCCTCTTTCAAGAACTTGACACGCTGAACAGTCTCGTTGACGGTGCCGATGTTGGTGCGATAGGTCCACTGCGCGTCGTAGGTGCGGATGGTCCAACCCAACCGGCTGGAGATGAACTCCTGGAGCGCCTTGAGATCGACGGCGGTGCCCAACGGTGTATTGTAGCGCACCGAGTTGAGCCAGTTCAAGATAGACGACAGGTAGGCGATGCGCGATAGGGTCGTGCGCGACAGGATCAACAGCATGTCGTCGGCGTTGATACCCTTCTGCTCGACCATATACTCCGCAATCACTTCCATGTCCTTGATGGGATCGGCGTTGGCGTTGTTCCAGGCAAACGCACCACCGGCCCGCGCGTTATGGCCACTCAGGGTGGAGGCATTCTGGATGAAGTTGGCGTTGAGCGGGAAGGTGAAACTGAGCGTCATGTTGGCGTTCCAGTGCGGCATGGGTGGCGATATAGCCCCGCCAACCGCCGTGGTGGGCGGCCAGACCAGCGTGCCCTGGAGCGCGTTGATCGCCATGTACTCCATCTGCGCCTCGACTGTATCATCACACCAGTTGATCAAGCCGCGCATGTGGTCCTCGAAGCGAGCCCGAAGACCCTGGATGGGCGCAGCCGAGCCACCCGTCTTGTAGACAGCCAGCATACCCGGTGCACGCACCGAGTTGAGGATGTCGTGGTCCAGGTGGCGGGTTGCCATCACGTCGATCAGGTTGGCAAAGTGCGACTTGAAGATCAGGTCGTCACCCGGCACAGGCTCGCCCTTGGTGCCGTAGAAACCGGCTAAGTTGTTCTCAGCCGCCACGGCATCCCAGGTCAGTCTGCGCTCCGGGACTTCCTTGAGCGGTAGAAACTCAGGCCAGAGATAGCGTTGTTTGATGCTCTCCCTGGTCGGACGTTCCTCGATTGCCCCTGTCAAAAAGTGGGGCGTAAGCATATCGTTGGGATAGTAAGCCATTTCTTAACCTCCTTACACCCACTTGATCTTGTTCAGGGTGGTCTTGACCGTAGTCAGACCGGAGCCCATAGCCGAGCCATACAGATAGCAATGGGCCTCGATGACGCCGCCGTGCCACACGGGCGTGATAGCCTCGTCGCCCAATGTAACATCCAAAAACTCGTCCATCACACCCACTGGCGTGTCCGAGCCGGTGCCGTAGGAAGCGCCCGCCGAATAGGGCACGAACTTCTTGGTGGTGGTATCCTGAGCCACGATCAGGCCGGGATAGACGTACTTCTGCCCGGTCGAGTCCTGGGCGATGTAACTGGAGTCGAGCCAGTTAGAGATCAGCCGTTCGTGGTGGTGGCCCTGGAGGACCTGGTGAATAGGGGTTCTTGACTTGCTGGTGATGTACGGCATGACTTACCCTCCTGCCTTCCAGAAGCTCTTGAAGTCTTCTTTAGTCATTTCGGGCGTTTCGAGACGCACATCATCCCACTCGGTTCGGTTGCCCATAGGCATCTGGCCGGGCAGCGTTTCCAACAGGCGAGCGACTGCGCGGTTGACGTACTCGACGAACGCACCATCGCTGTTGCCTTCCAGCTTGATGACCGCCTCGCCTTCGCCGACTGGTCTGCCCTGCATGACGTTGGTAGCCCACTCCAACAGCACGGGCGCGTGACCACAGCCATTGGCATCGCGGTAGGCTTTGGCCTTGACCACAGCCGCTTCTACACGACTGGCAAGCATACCGCGCTTGAGGGCCTTCATCTCCTGATCTTGCCGTTCCAGCAACACCCTGACGTGTTCGGGCAGCTCCGGCTCAGGTGGCTTGATCTTGGCTTCAAGATCTGTTACCTTTACCTTGAGTGCTTCGTACTCGGTGAACTGGTCAGCCGACAGGAGAACGGTCCCGTCCTCGTTCTTGACAGGAAATTCCATGTTTACCTCCTGTAAAAGTTCTTCTAAATTGACTGCCCGCAGATCGTCTGCGGATAGCTTATCCACGATATTACTCTCGTAGTTGGGGTGAAACTCGACACTGGCGTATTTGTATACACCCTTGCCGATAATCTCCTCGGTTTCGGGGCGCTCGACCGGGCCATAGCCCACCAGCAGCTTGCCGTACTCAGGATCGTCTTCCTCCTGTATCCAGCCCGCGTCGTTGAACCATGCCAATGCACCCAGCTCTGGCTTGTGGCGCACGTCTAATGACACACCATGGTGGTTGACCTTGGCCCTGTGGTTGTCCAGCATGCGGCGCATAGTCTGGTCGTTAAAGACCAGGTTGCCGTGCTGTGGGTGGCTGTATATGCCTTGCCGTAGAAACGGAACGCGGGCGTACCTCTTTGTCGTTCCAGGGGTAGAAGCGCCACCAGTTGTAGGCGGGGTCAACTCGACAATAGACATCGGCGGCAGCGGCAGGTGTGGGCGATTGGTCGCCGCTATGCCCAGGATCACCGGGCCGACGCCTTCCAGCATAACTGCCTCGATTTCCTGCTCGGCCTTCATCGAAGCCTGGCAAATTGCCCATGCCTGTCCCTCCATGTCCTGCGGTTTGCCATCTTTCATCATCGGCTTGGGTCTGGACTTGGGATCTTTTCTCCACTTGCCCATCATGCTGGAGACACATGCTTCAACTTTGGCTGGCAACTTACACCTCCCTACAAACTGATAGCTCGTCGCGGGTGACAACAAAAAAGCCCGCTCGCGCGGGCATGAAATGCAAAAAACCCGCGTTGGGTTTTCTTCCCTTGGCGGGTTCTGTATCGACCTCTGGACAAGACGAAACCTGTTTGGCTCTCCAGGTTATTCTGTTGTTGTGATCAATGTAACACTGTTTTGGTTTATTGTCAAGTAGGGATTTGGTAGATTAAAATCGAGAGCCGGGGTTGCGCGGCCCCGACTCTCGAAAAAGGAGGAACGAACAAATGAACTGGAAGCATCAAGCGACAGCCCTATTATATCAGATTTTTAAGCAAAATACAACACTATATCTGCCTTGCAGCGTGGGCAACGATGTCTGCTCGTGCCATGCAGGTTGGTATTCTGGAAGAGCTTCCTGTGGCAGCCAGGGCAAGTGATCATGCGGTTATCGACTGTGCCACTGGGAAAGCTAATGACGTATGTCCCGTCAGCTTTTAGGACAATAGTGATGCCGCCGATTATCCCATCGCTAAATATCAGACCCGCATTCTGTACTGGCGCAGGCAATGGCGTCTCGTCCAGTTTGTGCTCGCGCAGGCGCATGCGTGAGCGCTTGCGCATGGACGCGCCGCACACTGGACATTCCTTGAGTTGACCCCGCTGGAACTGTTCGCCGCACTTGGTACACGTATATGGTCTAGCCATTCTTACCCTCCTCAACATAAACTACGCGACATAAGAAGCCACCTAATTGTCTGGCATATGCCATCTTGTCGCCTTTTGGCGGAATAGCATGTATCTTCATATCTGAGTAAGGGTGCATCCACACAGATCTTATACCATGTTTAGGAATGGTTACGACCACATCGAACGTAAAGCGATGTTTGCCATAAATCGTGTAGGCTGTAGTCATACCACCTGTGAGTGGATCAATGGCATATAGGAGTGTGAGGTGATCCCAGTCCAGCTCCATATCCTGTCTTGGCCTATCAATTATCATTCCATGTTCCTACTTGGCGAGTCCAAGTGTTGGACTCAATGCTTGCCTGACGGCTGCTACCATCTTATCGCGGGTAGGCTGCCATACATATTTAGCGGTAGCTGCCCGTCCCCGCTCGGCATACTCTTTTCTCAATTCGTGGTTATCGCGCATCTCCAGAATAGCGCGGGCAACTGCCTCTGGATGGACCAGAGCTAGGCGGGCTCCGATGTGCCAGGTGCTCCAATCGTAAGTAGGCTTGAGCATGAGCGCCGCATCGCCATAGATCTCACTGCGTACAGATCCATCGTCTACCGAGATGGCAGGCACACCACAGCGCAAAGCCTCGCCGACGCAAAGTCCCCAGCCTTCCACCGATGAAACATCGGCATATAGATCCAGTAAGTTGTAGCGAGCTATGATGTCGTAGTGGCCCAGCAGGTAGCCCCGCCCCTCGGCAGTAGGTGGCATGGTTAGCCGTTTGGCTTCATCCATGCTGTTGTTGCTGAACTCGACGCCAGTATACTTGCCACCCCGCTGTGAGTAGCTATCCGGCTTCCATAAGAACATATGTTCTACACCGTAGATCTTGCTCATTTCGTTCAGGGGATAGCCTTGCAGGATAGGATCGTTAGGTTCAGTGTGGCAATAAAACCGCACATCCTTGTCCTCCCCCCACTCTTTGATGAACCAGGCAGCATAGATCAGCGTATCGAATTGCTTGGTGCGTTTGTTGATGCCGAAAGTGCCGACGATAAAATAATTGTCCAACCCCACCAATTGGCGTAAGTGCTTACGGTCGGCAGTTGGATAAGGCTCGAAGCAAGCATGGTCCAGACCGTGCCATGCCCAATCCACCTTTAAGCCCTCAAATTGATCCATAACAACCTGGGCGCTACCTTCGGTGTAGGTAATAGCCTGCCCGCCTGAGCGCAGCACATGCTGCACCATGCCACCGTAATAAGATGGGAGCGGCAGACCCTCGACCGGGAAGTAGGCCACGCATGGCCGGAGTGATCCATCTGACTTATGTGTCTGAGCCCCGAACTCGCTGAAGACCAGGTACTTATACAGGTTGCCCGCGTCGTATAGTGCCCAGATCACGTCCGGCTCGTGTTGGATGATCTTCCTGAGCAACCTCTTGTCTCCCTGCATGTCGCTCTCGGCCATGGGAATGAAGGTAAAGTCGAACTCGCCTGGCATGGGTTCCTTATCATCCAGGATAGCATACCAGCGCACGTCCCAACCTTGCTCGACAAAGCCAGGCACGACCTGTTGGGCTACTGTGGAAAAGCCCGTGCGCTTACGCGGGCTGTCTGTGACGACGAAGATGATGGGTCGCCTGTTCTCGGTGACTTCCAGCCTGACTGCCTCCAGCCTGGAAGTTTTGGCATTGCACTCGTACACCACGCGCAGCCATTGCTCTTTGAACAGCTCCCTGTCGAAGAAGCTGGATATGTCATAAAAGACAAACCTTGTATCAATTAAGTCGTGTGTTTTTTGAAATAGATCTTCCTTGCTTTTCCAACGTAAAATCTCCTCTGTAGTCTCTCTATGCCCTCCTAAGTCATACACCAGTGGTACGCACTCGGCACTCATAGCCTCCAGGGGTGTCAGCCCATAGTGCTCGGCCTCACGGCTCAACTCTGGGTGCTCGTCCGCCAGCATGCCCTTGGCTGCCCACATGATCTTGGACTTGCCATAATATTCTTCTAGCTTGGCCTGGCTCACGTCGAAATCGAGGTGTACATTCTCGTGCGTTTTGGCAAAATTATTGACCTGCTGGATGTAGTCTTTTTGGATGGAGCCCTCGGTAGCCCCTACCACGTATAGTTGCCAGCCCTTCAGGTCCATCTCGGCGAAGGCTTCCATGAGCCAAAGTGTGCCCTTCCATTGATCGACACGACCGGGCACCAGTATCCAATTGTGCTTCTTCAGAGGTGGAATACTGTGAGCCACCGGATAGATATATTGAGCCTTGCGCCGCCACAGTCGAGCGATCTCGTCTACCACGAACTGGCTTAAGGTGACAATGTGGGTGAACTCGTCCAATTCCGGCGCTCTATTTCCGAAAGGGTAGTAGATAAACAGCGTCTTGGACTTGGCAGGTGGTATATAGATCGCCTCGTTGCCGAACCAGTCCAGATCATCGCCCAGTTGGATCAATACGTCCAACTCTTCTGGCAGCGCGTTGCAATCCTCGACGTGAATGCCGAACACACGCTCTACGTCGTGGCAAGGCATGTGATCGCCCACTGGATAGACTTCGAGGTTTGGATCACTCTGCAAGGCTGCCAACAACTCGAAGAACATGCGCGGGCCACCACCCGTGAAGATACTATGCTGGCCCCACAGACCAACTTTGATGGGACGGTCGTATACACCCGGCATAGCCCGCAGGCGCTCGTTGCGCAGTGGATCGTCGATCAGGCGTGTCCTGTGTTCCAATTCCAAACCAGCACTGCGGATGCCACCAGAGGCGCGTAAGTGTTGACCGGTGACTTGAGGCAAGACCCACAATCTCTTACTAGTCGCCCCCAATCTGAATGTGCCATCACTTTCTTCGCCGTGATGAATGCCCTGACTATAGATTTCAGGCCAGCCACCTGCCCGACGCATATCTGCGGCGCGATATAGACAGGCTGAATAGAGATGCTGGACCGCCATGGGTGCACCGATGATTTCACCCTGGCCGTTGGGGCGATAATCGTGGTATAAGCGTTGGTGCCAATTGCTGACTATGCCATTCACCGCTTTGCCATGTAGCTCCAGGCTATTTTGCCACTCCTCGGCGGTTGGCACATCACGATCTGAGAACCAGTTTTCGTTAGTCTCTGATTCAAACCATAGACCTGATACTGCGGCAATGTCTACGTTGGATCGAATGGCGTTCAGCATGATCTCGATAGCCCGCGAGTTAAGCAGAATGTCGTCGTCCATGCGTAGGATGAACTCGTACTCACACCAGGGACGCTGCCACAAAGCCAGGTTATGGGCGTATACCTGACTCATGCCTGTGCCTTTCTCGATCCACACCTGGCGGCGATCCTTGTGGCGCTTCAGCCACTCAGCCGTAACCTCGTCGAAATCTACTGGCAAGGTAGTATTGTCATTAACGATTAGAAGATCGAATTTCTGGTAGGTCTGTGCCAGCAAGGCTGCCAGACAGCGACCCAGTTCACGCGGGCGGTTCTTGGTTGGAATATCAACTACTAGTGGCTGCATCGGTTGTACTATCCTTTTGTACGAATTCTACACCATTTACAGTTAGCTTCCATAGCGAATGTTTAGGCTCACGCACCACAGCCTGGCATACAAGAGGTAATTTGCCAAAGTCATTTATTCTTTGAAATGGGCCACCAAGTGGATACCAACCATCATCTATCTCGTTCATCATTTTGACTAGCTCCTGGATGTCCCCAGCCACGACGATCCCATAACGCGCCAGCTTTTCTGACTTAAACTCAATTTTGTGCATCATCCTTTACCTCAAGTCTGTCGTAAAACTTTTCCAGGTCAATTTTGACATGCTCTGGTACGAAAATCAGTATCTTCCTATCAATATCGAAGTAAAGTTTGTTCATGGGAAATAGTTGTATCCCATCTGAGATGTATAACTCATAATTGAGAAAGTGTCCCATGTTGTCTTTAGTTCTTGAGCATGCTAACGTCTCAATTAGCTGGTTAGCCCTCAATGGCTTAAGTGGCTCTTTCATTTCAGATAAGCCCTCCACTTGGCTGCCCATATGTCGAAGTCCAGGTTCTCACAGGCCCACTCACGCGGGAAATAGTTCGAGTAATACTCCATGGCATTCTCAAGCATCATCACGAAGCGGTGTTCGTGGAAGTCATCTGTGGTCTCGGCCACGTGGCAGGGAAAGTCATAGGTGACGCCTGTCAAGTAAGCCACTGGCACTAATCCACAGGCCAGAGCTTCCAGTATCGAATAATGGTTCCCTTCAAATCTAGTTGGGTTCAGGAAGATGCCACCCCGATTCCAGAGTCTTACTTCCTCTGCCATGTCTCCGCTTCGCGCGAAGCCGAGTTGTTGAATGTCGAACTTGCCGAAGGCTTTGATCTTCTCGATCATATCTCGGCCCTTCCTGAAGCTCACAGAGGTGTGCAAGACCAGGCGACTCTTAGGCTTGCCATCTGGCTTATAGATGTCCAGGGGCAGCCCATGAGATATAACATGCGACGGAATACCGCACACAGTCATAAGTTCCAAAGCTGAACGGTTGCTGACCGACACAACCTCGACCCGTGGATCTTTCCAGACTTCCTCCTGGATCAAGGCCCACTCGCCCACGTGCGTCTCTTCAGGGTTGGGGTACTTTTCATATTCCAATGCAGTGCCGAAATAGGCACCATGAATTACAGAGATCAACCTGCCTACCTTGCCCTCCAGACCCAGTGTCCAAAAACCATCGCCGATAACGGTGGTGTTCTCATCTACCAGCCCCTCGCCCAGAAGCCAGTTATTGAGGATCTCAGCGATCTTGTAGTCGGGTGTACCGGGTTGGATGGGTATGGGCAAGTCCTGGATAGAGTAACACTTCATCTCCGGGAAGGCCATATTCAAAAAGAAGGCAAACTTTTCGACACCTCCCGCGTGGTACTCATTCCCATGGTGCCGCTTGAAAAGACTTACATGAGCCAGCTTCATATTTCCCCCTTAACCAAAAGCCTATGGTGCTCACCATAACAGGTGACGATTAGCACACCTGGCACATTAGCCAGCTCGGTGTAACGCTGGTGATCATCGCGCCTGACCACCTCTTTGGTCGTCACGTAGTAGGTGGTCGTCACGCCGTCTATGGTCACGACCATAGCATCCCCGACTTCGACTTCATCCAGGCGGCTGAACACGCCGGGGTTATGCCCATTTACCAGCAAGCTGCCTGGTCGCCACTCGTGATAGCAGGCCACCTGGTCAGGTACGGCGCACTTGAGAGCGGTCGCGCCCTGGTATTCGACCACGACACACTGGCATGGCTGGATAGGCGTATCCACCACGCCGCCGATGACTAGCCTGAATAAAAGGTACAGAGTTAGCAGCATTACAGGGACGTACCTGGTGCCACTGTTGGCGCGGGCAGAGGCCACTGCCAATCCTTGGATGGTTGCTCGTACCAACCGCTGGTATTAGATCGTTCTACAAAGGCCATGCAATCGACATAGTGGCCTGTCTGCTGGATGAGCCAGCGACATAAATCGTAGATACCCCGATAATATTCACCTTCTGAGTCTACCACAGGTGCAGGCGTACTAGTCGGCTCAGGTGTCGCCGTCAAAGTCGGGATAGGCGTGGGCTGCGATGCTAAGCCATAGCCTTCCGGGGTGACGATGGGCACCACACAACTCGTCAATAGAAACACGGTCAACAACAATGTCAGCTTTCTCACGGTCAGTCTCCTCTCAGCTTGTCGATCAATTCATCGACATTCTTACGCAAAACGAGTAGCTCGTAAACAACCTCACCTTTCAGACAGTATAAGTCGTTGTTAAGAGGCGCGCCTGCGTCTTTACCAATATCATGATCGAACATGACTATCTTGAGCCTATTCAGGGCCACCAGATGCTTATATGCCCTCATCACATGATAGTGTGGCACTGGTAATTCGTTGCTGTATCCATCCTGGACATAGAACATCTGATGCGCCAGGGCTTTGCACATTTCTTCCTGCACAAAATACCTGTTTTCATCTGAATGTTCCGGCCCGAATAGCAATTCCATATGGCTCTCCTTACGTCATCTTTCTGAAGTGAACGATAGACCCCGCTACGTTCACTTGTTCCATAGGCCAGCGCATGGCGATCTGCTTAACCGCATCCTCAACTTCTGTCCAACCACCCTTGTAGGCATCGTGGAACAGAATGTTGGCATGGCTGGTCAGTTTCTTCCAGCATACCAGAAAGTCGTCGAACACAGCTCTATATGAATGTGTGCCGTCGATATAGGCCATGTCAAAACTGGCCTCGATAGTAGGCACAACCACCTGGCTATCGCCTTCTAACACCGTTACGTGTCGCATGAGGCCAAATTTGAACTGGTTTTGAACCACGACTTCTTTGGCAGGCGGTGTCCTGTGCTCCGGGCTGCCCAGGTAATGATCCACGGTGTACAGATGAGCACCCGATTCGAGACAGCCCAGGCCAATAGCAACCATGGATCGGCCCTGATAAGTGCCGATCTCTACGATATTGCCGGTCACACTGCGAGCAATTTCGTACAGATAGTCAGCCTCGAATTTTACGCACCAGCCGAATATGCTATTCCAATCGGGGTGTTGGCTAGGTCTCATAATACGTACATCTGCCTGATGGGTCTGGCGGGCCAGCTATCTGTCAGGTCTCCGAAGTCATTGCCAGTCAGATCCAATTTGAATTGCATACGGATCGGTCGTTGCGTGGCCTGAAGCATCTGATTAAATTGGTCAACACTGGGCTTAAAGTCGAGTGAGAAATCGATCACGGTTACTTTGGATCGCTTAACCAGGTCAAAGACTGGCTCCAAGTCGCCCTGGATGTGCATGCCTAATATAACCAACCCGAACTCCGAGTATGGGAAGTGACATTCCTGAATGGGTTTGTTTATATGCACAACACTGGCGATTTGCCTTTTGTTGTCAATGGTAAAACCTGTTTTCATACGCGGATCGACCACTGTTATGGAGCCATGGTTTCGCAAATCCATAAAGACGTGGATAGGTATTTCACAGCCCCCGATCTCGATGACATCCATGCAATACCGCACTAAGTATGCAGCCAGTACGTAGCGTAATTGAAATGGCTCACTTTGTAGATATTTCCAGTCCATCGGCTCTCATGACTATGGCAAGCCCCTGCCACATAGGTAATTCTAATACCTGCCACTCACTATGGGTACTCAGCTCGTCTACAAAACTCCGCACGCCCTGGATATGAGTATCGTGCAAAGTGATGATGCCATCTGGTTCCAGGATTTGGCTATAGGCCATGAAGTCCGTTTTTACACCCTCAAAGCTGTGATCAGCATCGGTGTGGATATAGTCAGCATGTTTGATCATGAGCGCAGCTTCAGCAGTCAACATCTTCCAGACTTCCACGTCAGGGAAATTGAGTCTAAACCAGCTATTTACATCGTGGACTGTGGTCCTGCCCCAAGCGCCATTGCCCACATCCACTAAAATAGTTCTGCCTATCCCCAAATCGCGTTGGGCCTGGCGCATGCACCTGGGCACGAAACCACCCCCAGAGCCAAGGCAAACGCACAACTCCGCTTTCAGAACATAGGTGATGGCATAGTACAGCATGCCCAAGCCTAGGTAGTCCTCCTCGGCCCCGTGCCCCCCCATGTACAGTGCCTCTTTGGTCATCATAGACGCGACATAATTCTTGTCGATCATAGCTTGCCCAAGACCTCCTCGAACCGGAGCTTGTTGGGATAGGCCCAGTATGTAGCTGGTGTTCGCTGCGCTACGGCGATCACGCCGCCCTGGTTTGGCCCAAAGCCAGCCCATAATAACATGTTGTCGCCCGCTTGCTTGAATAACTCCTGCAACCCCTGCGGGCTGAAGCGCCAGTAATCGGATGGACTGGGGTGGTAGGCGAAGGAGAAGACGGTAGTCAGGAAGATCGCTCCACCTGGCTTGGTTATGGCTACTAAATGTCGCACAAACAGGAATGGGTTATTGACGTGCTCCATAGTCTGAAATGAGTAAACCAGGTCGAAGCTGCCTGCCAGGTGGCTGATCTCCGACCAGCTCATGAAGTCAGCCAGGATATGGGGCGGCTTGCCATAGCGAGTGATAAAGCCCTCGTCCAAGAAAGTTACCTGTGGGCTGAGGCTGAGTAGCGGGTTGTCTTGTGGCTTGTCGTCTACCACGACGATAGGTCCACCACCCACCTCGATAGCTTTGCCCTGGGTTGGGTCTATCCTCATGTCGTCGATGAAGCGTTTGACAGCCAGAAATTCAGCCTGCCACATCTAGTCAAAATAACCGAGTCCTTTCAGCCTGGCCTCCAGTATCTCGTCGTCCAGGCTATCGTTGCCCGCGTCGATGCCGAACTGCGCGGCGTGCTCTTGGGCATAGTGCCACATCTCGTAGTAGCGGTCGTCTGGCTCAAGCAATTGATCGCTGGCTATGTCCAGGTAGAACATAGTAGTTGGCCCCCCGACTTCCTGGCGCTTGATGACCATATGCTTGCCATTGGTCACGCCCCGGTTCCACACCTTTGGATCGCGCCCAACCATGTGGGCATAGCCATTCTTATCCACATTCATACCGGGCGGCCATGCTTCAGGTGCTATCGACATACAGTTGACCATAAAACCATGCATGTTAACTGGTTGCACAATCCCATCGTACACGGATAACGCTTTTGCAACGCGGGGCTGGCGGATGATCAATGGCACGTGCGTCAGGAAGGGCCACAGACCTCTCCCGTGCTGGTCGATGCCGCGTTCACCCAGCCCCTCGCCATGATCAGCGGTGACGATGACAAAAGTGTTATCGGTCCACTGCTGGTGCTTCAATACCCGCCCGATCAGCCACTCCAGGTCGCTGTCCACCTCCCGACAAGCCTGGTCGTAAGAGCCACCCCGGTAGTTTGTGTGGCAACTGTCGTCGTGCACGATCATGAGCCAGGGCTGTTTCATGACTGACATAATACTGTCTGCATACTTGAAGATGTCACTGCCATGCCAGCCACGAGTGTTTACATAGCGGTCTACACCCCAGGTATACCAGCGACCCAGGTTACTGAGTGTGCCTGTCTCGTAGCCATGCTTTTTGGCGGTCTGTGGCAGCATCTCGACGCCAAGTGGGATACTATAGTCATAGGACTCGAACATCATCGAATATAGTTTGAGTTCGTCAGGCCAGCGACCATTCAATAGAGACGTAATCGATGGATCTGTGCAGTGGGACGTTGACCAATAATTCGAGAACCAAGTATTCTGTTGCCCAAATTCATATAGCCAGGGCATGTACTGTGGACTAACTCTGTCGTAACGAAGACAATCGATGATAATAATAAGAACGTTAGCTGGTTTCACTTTTAGCCCTCCGCCGTTCTTCCTTTACCCTATGGGTTTGAGTGCGTGGTTCCCGTTCTCTATGCGGCATGCAGCAGTGCTTATATTTCCTGCCACTGTCGCAGTCGCATTTTGAATTACGGCGTTGCTTCCACGTCTTTCTGAATCTCTTCATGTGATCTTGCGTCCTACGTAATACACTACCCGGTTTTTGTGCTTCCAGCTCTGATTATTCTTGACTACCAGCGTCTCCATACCAGCTAGCTCCATCATGAGCCACGACTGAGTGAGACGGTGAGGGTGGAGATAATCAATCGACTTGTCAATATCGACGAATAAAAAGAGCAGCCCGTCACAAGTCAGGATGCGCTGCACGCCATCCAGCGTCTCTTTTGGGCAGCGCACGTGGTCCAGGGCGTTCAAAAAGAACACCCCGTCGAATTGGTGCGAAGGTGCCTGGTCCACGTCGGCATAGTGGTGATCCACCGGGCGGGTATGCCACTGGGTATACTTATCCAGCTTCAGGTACTCTTCCCATAAAGGATCGACGGCTGTCACTTCGCTGGCCTCGATCTTGGGGTTCATGAAGATAGGCACCGGCCCACAGCCAATATCGACTACTCGTTTGAATGGGCGCAGGTGCGACTCGAAAACATCGAGATAAAATTTCCACTCGATCTGTGGGTTGAAGTTGGCATGTGTCCACCATCCCAGCTCGCCTGATTGGATCTCCTGAAACTTCTCAGCAGTTACATTGTTCATGTGACTTTCCTAGATCCTGTTTTTCAGATTATAAATGTTGTCTAACATGCGCTCATACCACCGAATAGTCAAATCTCTTGCGAGATCGTATGGAACGCCACCTTTCATTATCGAATTAAAGTAGTTCGCAACCAGTTTGGCCATATTTTCCAGCATGGTATCCATTTGTGAGAATTGCTGGATTATGTCTATTGGTTCTTCTCGTTTCATATGACTCTCCTAAGCAGGTTTCTTGAAAAAGGCGGTTATGTCCAGTCCGGGCCTGACATCCTGTTTCTCCAAAACAAAGCGGCTGGTGATGCCATAGTCGCTGAAATGTGCTGTGAACGGCTCACCGTTGGCGTCTACACAGAAATAACGAAAAGATAGCTCCGTAAATGCCCTGCGGTGGGTGGGATCGCTCCATGCGTGCGGGCCATTGTAGATCGGGACACAATGCTCCATAGTGCCGCCTGGGATAAGCACACGCCAGAATTCGTTGAATAGGAATATGATGTTATTCAAGTGCTCAAGTACCTGGTTGGAGTGGATATAACTCACGCTCTCGCCTGGCAATGGCAGTCCGAAGTTAAGGTCAAAAAATATCTCACAGCCTGGATCTGCCTGCGGGTTCAGGCCCAACTTCACTCGATCTGTAATAGAAGGCCCGTGTTGCCCAGGCCCCAACTCCAGCTTAATGGGAAACTGGAACTGCTTGCCATAATAGTCGATGGCTGCCAATATGGTGTTTCGATCTTCCAGACTGAAATCATCCAGCCTGGTCGGCTGCTGGTAGCTCTCGCTAAAAGACCAGATCATTTTTCCTTTCCTCTACTGTATACTCGCCTGCCTCGATAGCCTCTCTCAGCCGGGCAGCCATGCGCATGTAGGTCTCCTCGAAGAAGGACATATATAAATCGTTGGGCAACACCCAAACCAGATCACTCCCACCCCAGATGATGGCCTTGGGATGCGATATAACCCCATCAGGGACAAACGTAGTCGTCCTGGGCACCCAATCTGGATCGGGTGCGGGCACAGGCGCAGGTGGCTGTGGATCAGGTTCGGGTTCGTCGGGCGGCACAGGCATAGGCGTTGGGTCAGGTTGCTCTGGCAGGTCAACGTCGCTGAAGACCAGCCAACTGATGCCGGGTAACACAGGTTTGGCATTGGGATTTGGTGGGATAGATAGTGTCAGTGCGGCCTCATCGACAGCGACGACCAGCTCAACTAAATACGTGTCACGCTCGGTTCCATAATGCCAGGCCCAACATGGATAATTCAGGTCGAAACTATAGTAAGCGCCCTTGTCCAGACTGGGCAGCAATTGGTCGGTGTAGCCCACCTTGCACTCGAAGAAGTGATCGCAGCGCAGCTCGGCCCGTAAGAAGCTGCCCGAGCCATCTTCGTGGTCAACCCTCATGGCTTTACCACCTTAAAGATGCGTTTTATTCTGAACCAGGCAGGCTTGTGTTTGGCAGGCACCTTAGCCTTCGTAACTGGCTCCACCACATTCAGTGGGCAATGCTTGTACCAATAGAAGGGATCTTGATTCAGCTTTACCAGGTCCGGGTCTTTGCCGTGCATGGCGCGGTAGTGCTTGAGGGTCATGTCCAGCGCCCGGATGATTCGCCACTCGCTGTCGGGCACCAGCTCGGCCCCGAATTGATCCTTAAGGTTTTGGATCTCCTGGGCAGGCACTTGGCAGCCGCGCACGGTTACATATTCTTCCATCGCTCCACCTCCTGTTTCCAGGCTTGGTCATAGTCAGGTCCGGCGATAAGCTTCTCGGCTTGCTGGCGGGTGATCTTCCAATATTCACCCTCACGCTCAAAGCCAAGACCCAGCATGTCTGCCTCGTCTGGCCCTTGATCGAACTGGATCAGGAGTATTTCAGCTTCGTTTCGTTCAACGTATGTTCTAAGAACCTCGAAGATGGCTCTCATTGCAGTGCCTCCTCAAGCATATCTGTAAATGCCTGGTTGGTATCAACATCATAATCTTCGCCAAGCCATATCATGATTTGCTGATATGAAGGCCAGGTCTTACTCTTTTGGTAGCTGCCCAGGCGTTCTGGAAATAGTTCCCACAGTATATCGAACTGGCTGTCGGGGCTTAACCCTGTATCATGACTCCGGCTACTGAATTGAGTGAGGGACTCGCCCGTGCGACTCTGGTTCGCCTTGGCAATGCCAGCCCAATAGGCAGCCTGATCTGGATAGCCCGGTCTGACTATGTTTACTGGAAGGTCATTGTCGCGTCTGTATTGAGCATGCATAGCAACCACCGTGGCGTAATCCATGGGCTTTCCGTACATGTGTGACAGAGCTGCCATGGTCACAGCATCATTCTGGCCTTCCAGATGTTGGACGAAATTATCAAAGTTCTCGGTTCCCTGATCCATAGCCCACTCTTGATCTTGCCAGAACATATTGTCATCTGTTTGTTGGTTTGAATGGGCCAACTCGTGAACCAATGCATGCATAGCTGCTGGTGATCCATTCATCAAGTCCTGTGCCAGATCTTCCCTGATCACCATAGCATTCTTGCCAGGGTCATAGTAGCCCAAATTGTTACCCGGCACTTGCCCTACGCTTACCGATATGTCGCCCTCTGTATCAATCCCTAACTGGTTTAATGCGCCGATAGCGGCCTGAGTAGCATCCTCCAGGCTATCGTAAACTGGCGCAGATTCGGGCGGATCGGCGCTGTCTTCATCTTTAACCTCACCAGGCTCGCCATACTCGATTCGCGTGGCACTGGCGAGACCTGCCAGCACCACCGCACCCAGACCAGCGATGCCCAAAGCCAAGCCCGTCGTTTTCAAGAATGAGCCCGGCTTGGCTCTAGCACCGCCGCCGAGTCCAGCAGTTGGACTCGTACCACCTTCCTGTGGTATTACCGAACCGCCTGCCCCACGCCGTGCGGCGAACTTGCCCAGCTTATCGTGAAAAGGGTTGTAGAGCTTGACCACCTCTGGGTCGCGTATGCCAGCTACCAGGGCCATCTCGTGATCGGACAATATGATCGGTACGTAACTGCCATTTAGCATGGCGTAGGCCAGGTTCTCGAACTTCTTAGCATCTCCGTTGGCGTTAGTGGCCGCTTCAGTCTTGGCAGCCGTCTGCTGCGGCGTCTCCTCACGCTTGGGCAACTCGCCTGGCTTGGGTGCGAACTTCTTCTGCACCTTCATGGTCTCTTCCTGGCGGGTCAGACCCTCTTGCAGCATCTTTTCCTTAAGCTCGTCCACTTCCTTCTCAGTCAGGGTGGGCACGTTGTTGACTTCGTACATCTCGCGCCAGTTAACCATGAACAGGGCTTCTTTGAAGTTCTCGGCGTTGCCCGCGATGGACATGATCTTGAATAGACGCTCTTTTTCACGTGGGTCGAGCCCCTCAGTCTCCAGCCACATAGGTGGGCCATTCTCGCCCCGGTTGTATGCTACATAGTCTGGCATAAACCACTGGTTGAGTGCCCATAGCACCTCGATCAGAATCAACTCGTTGTGGATCTGCGTGGCGGCATCGTGGATCTGGCCCAGGGCATAGCTGCCCGTCTCGCCTCCCTGCGTGAAGGCGCGGTCAGCCGCCATACCGGCGCGGATCATCAGTTGCGACAGCATCTCGATGGCCTTGCCGAACACCTCACCCCGATCCTGGGCCACCAGATATTCCAGTTTCCACAGTGGTATCTTGGTCTCCGGGTGTACGTCGCTGGGCAAAACAGCCGCGTTGGATTTGGCGATATTGCCAGCTACCGCCAGCCCCCAGGTCATGGCATCTACGGCTGTGGTAGTGCCCGGCTTGAGTACCTTGGCTCGCGAGGGGGCGTAGCACACAGCCACGGGCGTGCCCATGCGCTCCATGTAGCGTACCCACGAGCGCAGGGCGATCTCGTACCAGAACCAGATCGGGTATATGGGCTTGAGATAGCTTTCGCCCCACAGGTTACGGAATTGCCCGCGATATGGAATGACCAGGGCTGCTTTACGCTCTACGTCGATCTCGTTGCGTGCGCGGAAGACGTTCTTGGGCGTTTGCACGAAGCCGTCGAAGCTACCATCCGTGGTGCGCTTGATATAAGTGATACTCTCCGGGTTGCAGGCAGCCGGTAGCTTTGGCACGGCGTACTCTTTGGAAGCGCCGCGTGATTTGCTCAGACCCAATTGGTAGGGGTTTTTGTACTCGAACGACTTCTCGCCGAAGTAGGCCCCGTAAGTCAGCATGGACCTGAGTGCATCCAGCATCATACGCGGCATGATCTGGCGCAGGTTGGCCTCAGCTACACCAGCCAATTCCTTGTCAGGGCAGACTACCTTCCAGGAACGGTCGTTACGAAAGACGCCCATCATGCTGGCAAGCTTCATCTCCAGCACGAATAGCACGATGCCGCTCTTGAGCATTTCGCGGATGATTTCCCCTTCCAGGGCATCGCTGGGGCGGCGATCTTCACCGGCCATGTAGTAGGTGTACATGAAGTCGCCCTCGGTCTTGACCACTATAGGCGGGGCGGTGATGATCTCTTCCTGAAGCATGACGCTTTCCATCTCTTTCAATACAAAGGAAGCGTCCTGACTGCCCAGGGCTTGGGTAAGTGTCTGTTTGACATCGGCGGGAATAGGGCTGGTGCCATTGCGTTTATGTATACGATCCTGTGCCGAACAGGATGGCGAGCAGTAGTATTTGCCCTTGTTGAGAGGGTTGCCACAGCCCTCACGGGCGCATGTTTTTGTCATGTTCCCTCCGCTTATGGTTGTGGCTCTCCTCTGGTGCCCCCAAGGGCAAAATCAGACTCAGATCGGGTAACAACATATGTTCGGTCGCGGGCGAGGGCAACCGGCCCGGTCCCGGCATAAATTCGCTTGTGCGCAGGTTGTCCATGGTCATGACTTCGGGCGCAGCCGGGAGGCTGGTCAAGTCCAGCGCCTCGGCTTCTTCAGGTGACACGCTACGCCGCAGGGGAGCTACCCCATCCGCCCAGGTAAACTCCATGCCGCCATATTCGTAACGCAGGTCGTTTGCCATAGCCAGCGACATAACCGGGTCATCATAATATCCCAGGGGGGCTTCGTAGGTGCCCGGCAGGCTGCCCAATTGATACACCAGCATGCACTGGTAGGTAAACAAATCGGTGATGATTATGTCGTGGGCTTCGACCGACAGCATCAAGTTGCGGATATAACGCGACTTGCTTAGTTTATCGGTATGAGAGGGGATCAACTCGCTTTGCCCATCCAGCGGGGCGACATGGCGGTTGACTACCGTGGCCCCTGCGCCGTTGTCCTCTACCCTGAGCAGGCCGGGATATTCGACGTGCAGGTTGGTGGTCGTACCTGGCACGTTGAGCTGTTTGCCGGTGGTGGTAGTAACCGTATGTCCGGCCCACTTGCTAAGTGGCTCTTTGGTGTTTTTCCCAAACGCCTGGATGCCTGAACGGGTGAGCGAGCACCACGAGTGGTAGTCTCTCTGGGTGGACTTGCGGTGGGCCTTACCTTCGGAGGTGTCAGCCCCACTATAATAGAATCTTTCTCTCTCGCGGTAGTCTTTCAGCATCTTGGCTACTTCTGGATACTCTTCGGGCGGCTTGTAGCAGGCTGCCAGGTCGGTTGCGTTGAAGACCGGGTTGCCGCTCTGGATGAACTCCATCTCCCATTCCTGGGCGATAGAAGCGGCGTCCATGCCCTCGATAGCGGCTTCGTACTGGGCTTGAGTGATGCCTGCCTCGGACCAGTGAACCTCGATGTACTCATAGGATTTGTTCTCGTGACGTTGGGCTTCCATGCATAGCCGGTGGTGAACGCCGCCCACTCCGTTTGGAGTCGAAACGGTGATCCATTGCCCACCTCTAGCCACGGTAGGCTTGATGGCAGTCCAGGTCTTTTCGTCGTCGGGCTTGACGAAGCCAAATTCGTCCAAAAAGATAAGCGAAGCGCCCTCGGAACGTCCCGACTCGGAAGTCGTGGACAATGAAGCCGCTTCGCTCTCAGCCGTAGCTCGCCCATGATCGTCACGGTAGATGATGGTAAATAATTGCTGGTTATCTGTGCCAATCTCGCCACATAACCAACTGCATCGAGTTGCCAATCGGTGGTCTTCATTGTCATGCAGTGCCAAGTTTTTAAGTATAAATTTTACCTTGCGTAATAGTTTCTTGGCATCGTCCTCTTTCTTGCTCAGGAAGAGGACGTTAATACCCTCACGGAAGTTGAGCAGCCAGGCGGCGTAGGCAGCCGTGATCCACGAGCAGCCCACCCTACGCGACTTGAGTGCCAGGACATTCCTGCCCTCCATCATCCAGCGCAGCATCTTGCGCTGGTACGGGAATGGGTTGAAGGGCAGAATGCGCTGTGTCTCTTTCTCCTCTAAATACACATAATTCTCTATGAAGTAGATAGGATCGAGACTACAGCGGACTATTTCACGGATCTGGTGTTCGGATAGGTATAACAGATAACATTTGCCTGGCTCTCCGTGAATAACTATCTCTAAATTTTAGCAAGGTAAAATGGCCTTGCTCTAGTGATTCAAACAGTTGGCGCTGGTGTGGAAGCAATTTGAGTGGCCCAATGTGTCCAGTGTTCTTATCCTGAGAATAGCAATAGGTTTCAATAAAGTGAACAGGGTCAGCTTTGCATCTTTCCAGCTCGTCTGTTTGATCTTGCATGATCTTTCCTATTGCTTACTTCGCCACAGTTCCGTGGCAAACTGGTTCTGCTTCTCCACGATGCTCGCCAGCTTTTGAATGACCAGCATACTGTGGTGGTTGGACGCCCCGAATGCACCAAATCGTTCTACATACAGCTTGGCGAACGCGATCAGGTTCAGATCTCTCTCGTCGAACTCAACGTTGGCGATGGTCAGCACCTAGCACCTCCCGTGCAATTTCGATAGCCTGCTGGCGGCTGGACTTGGCACTGCCTGCCACGCCGCTGGCAGCCATAGCGTTGCTGATTTCCATGTAGGCTTTGATCAAACCCGGCAATTCCTTGGCATTGGGTGGCTCGTCGGCGTCGTTGATCGCGTCGTACAGCAGTCGCTTCATGTCGTCCAGCTCGTCGGCTTGATCGATGGGTAAGCCTTCTTTGCCCATCAGATGACGGGACTTCTGGACTGACCACCTGTCTTTTTTAGAGATGAATCTCAGGTTTTCCTCTTCGATTGCCATCCCAAACAGGGTCTCAGAGGCCAGCGCCAGCGCCTTGATAGTTATGTTGTTTTCGATATAATAGATGCGCAACTGGTCGATGTACTCATCCGAGAACTGCCTCTGGTTTGCCATATAAACATAATAACACGTTTTTTTAACATTAGCAAGATAGTTACATTAAAGTTTTTAAGGTGACGGTCTTGACTAAGCTGGCTTTTTATGGTAAATTAGTATAAACAAACGTTCGGGAGGGAAAGATGGATCACAAAACTGTTTTGGCAAGGGCTATATACATAGCCGATGTGACAACTGACGCTTGGGATCAGGAGCAGCAGCATATGCGTGACGCTTACCTGGGCAAAGCTGGACGAGTGCTGTTTGAGCTTAATATGTCTGGCTATAGCTTGTTGACGAATGAGGACGTGCTGCAACTGGTCGAAGAGAGTCGCAAGCAGGTCGAGGCTAAACCCGATGAGGAAGAAGTCAAGTCCAGCTCTACCAGCGCATCGTGGCCCAGCACTAATATCGAATCGACACCATCCAAGTCCGACACCAATGCAGAACCGCTCGTCGAGTCCAATACTTGGACTCCGCCACGTCGAGTACGGCGCAGTCGGGAGGTCGAATAATGTTCATACCAGAGCTATGGGTGGGCTTGATAGGCGGGGCAGTGGTCGCCAGCATCTTCTGGGTTGGCTTTGCCCTGTTGGTTAGCCAGCACAAGAATGCCCGAAAATGACACGTTGATCACCCTGCGTTCTATCGCAGGCAGCATCGCCTACATGCGTGACGGCGGTCACTGCCAGTACCACAAGTGGGTACTGGGCGAGGCGGGTGTAGATGCCGCCGAGGCGCACCACGTTTTCGGACGGGGCGCGTTGGGCGACATGACCAAAGAGCATTGGATCTTGCGTATGAGCCTGTGTACAGCCTGCCACTACAAGCGCCACCACCGAGGTGGCTACGACTGCGAAGCCGAGTTGAAGGCGCTGTACAGAGCCAACCGCTGGCCTGAGCGGGATGTTACTCGTGGGACTGTTTCGCAGCAAGAGATCGCCTGCATGGGGCACGTCGGCACATTCGAATTGCTGGTAGGCACAGCCCAGGCTGCCGTGGATATACTGCTGGCGAGCCTGGAAGGAATCGAGGTGGAGAGTGGCGAGGAATGAGTTTGAGCGCGAGGTCGGAGAGCTTCTCAGGGCCATCTACCCAATCGCCGAGCGACTGGACGATGCCGCCTTCAACCGGGCGGGCCAGCGCCAGGTGCGCCAGAAGCCATGGGACTACTACGGCGCGACTATCGACGGCAAGTTCTGGGCGGCTGAAGTCAAGCGGGTCAAGTCACCCCGCTTCCCGCTGGAAAACCTGAAGCCGCACCAACGCGCAGGCTTGATAGTCGCCGCGAGTGTAGGGCTGGCGCTGGTGTTCATCAATTGGCGCACTGACAGGAAAGCTGGCATCGCCATCATGGTGCCGTTTGACACTTATTATCAGGTCGAACAGGCAGCCATGGCCAACAACAGGAAGAGTCTAAAGCCAAAGGACTTCGACAGCTCGTGGCAACTGGAACGTGTGACAGGTGGCTGGAAAGTGCCCGACTCTCTATTCGCATGGGTGACAGCCTGTGGTTGACGTAATTTACGATTTCGATCCTAAAGAGGGGCGTAAGATACCCGAATTCATATTATACGAGGATCGCCCCGTCGTGCCGGTTGAAGAACGCAAGAACCCCTTCATCACGGGCGATCTGGAAGAGATGGTAGTCGGTGCCGAATACGTACTCACCCAGGAACAATTGTCGCCACAAACTATGCCGCTGTTGACCAGGTTGCGGGGTATCTTTCGGGAGGGTGGCTTGCTCAGCTACCAGGACATCATGCAAGCAGCCCGGCAGCATGGGCTATTCAGGTGCCCGCCTGACTATCCGCACAAAGCCTGGCCGCCGCTGACGAGGCACCTCAACCAACTGTGGCGGGCGGGACTCATCAAGAAGTACCGACGTGGTTTGTGGTGGGGTGCAGTTGTCTGCCACACCACGACGGGCAGAAATCATGGGGTATGTTTCTGGATATGGTAAACAAGACAAGCGTGCGGGTTTTGAAGGCGATAATCGAATACAAGGAGACCCACGATGGTAATAGTCCCAGCTATGCAGCGATCAAGGGCATGGCGCGGGTAGCCAAGGCGACCGCATTTCAGCAGGTGTTAAACTTGGTCCAGGCAGGCTATTTGCGTAAGAACGGAAGTCAGATAGAAGTGGTGAATGGGGCATGGCAATACAACGGCGAGTTCCCGCAGGTGTAGCCAGTCGCCTGCAACCCGGTCTCGTCGTCGAGTGGTGGGGCAGGCGAGCCTTCTACGAGGTCGTCGAGGAGTTCTCGATGGCATGCTGGCGGCTGTTCCTGATCTGGAACTTTGCTTATCTGGCTGCCCCTGGCTTCCAGTCGTCCGCGCCTTACCACATCGCCATCGTGCTCAGCCTCATATGGCCCGTTCGTTTCGGCATCATGGAGTTCCTGCGCTGGCTACACGAGATCTACGTGGTATGCCGCAACGACGAGCGGGGTGGGGGTGCCCTGTACAAGTTCTCTGGCGTATTTAGCCAGAAGGGTATCACCGATCCGATCACCGATAAATCGCCTGCCGTCAGCTATTCCACGCCCTGGCGTTACCGGGTGTGGGGCTTCCTGACTGGCGAGCACATGGAACGGGTACACGTCAGTAGTGATAACAATGCCTACATCGACGGCAACCGTGTGCCGCCTGACTTCGACCGATCCATCAAGCGGGTGCGCGGCTCGTCGCCACGACCAGGACCAGATGACTTTCCCACCATGTACATGGCACAGCGTATGGTCTTCGATGCCCTGGGGCGTGGTTTGATCGAAGAGCGCGAGGCTAAGGACTATAACAGAACTGTGTTATGGAACACGATCTATGGAGATTAGCTACTGGGGTGTCTTCTGGGTTGCATTCGTAGTGTGGGGAACGGGCCATGCTGTCTACATAGCTTCACGCAAGCGGGCCAAGATCCGCCTGGAAACGTGGGTGGGCATCCTGGTATATGGACTGATCTTGTTCGTGTGCAACGTAGTCTACGGCATCTACTATCGTACCGAGTCGGCTATTATGAATGCCCGCAACAGACCGCGCCAGCCATCCCGCCCACTGGCAGCCCATAGCGTGTCGGAACTGGTGTCGGTGTACAAGCTATCCCAGCCACTTATGGCTGTAGTTGGCTTCGACCGCAAGCGGCCTATCAAGGTCGATTTCAGCAAGCACCACACGCTAATCGGATCTAGTACCGGCGGCGGAAAGACGAATGAATTGAACAAGCTGCTCATTCAATTCTTCAGCAAGGGCAAGCGTTTCAGCGAAAGTTGGAAAGTATATCTGATCGACCTGAAGGCTGACGAGAACGACTGTCTGCATATGTGGCGACCGCTGCTGGCGGGCTATGCCACTATCGACATGGAGGCTGGCATAGGACAAGCTATTCGTTTGCTGGAAGAAGTCGAGCAGGATATGCGCTATGGTGACACCAGCAAGAAGATCCTGCTCATGATCGACGAAATAGCTATGCTGACACACCAAGCCCCAGACCGGGGCGAGCGTGCTAGTGCCATCCGGCTGCTGACCACCATCCTATCGCAGTTGCGCTCACGCGGGGTGGTCATCATGGCGGTGCAGCACCCCAGGTTCGACGTGGTGCCCACGCCCATCCGCACCAATGCCGACCGCAAGATTATGTTCAGCGTGGACAGCCGCGATCACGCCAGGGTGATCCTGGGCATGCGGCCCAACGACAACGAATTGCCCGTGCAGCCGGGTGAGTTCCTGTTGAAAGAGCCAGGCGTGCGCGGGTTGATCCACGGGCAAGCTATGCTGGTGCGCTTGCCAGGCGACATCGACGCTACGATATATGCCAATATAGAAGATACCCTGGAAGACGATGCACGCATCAGGCTATTTCACGACGCAGCCGCCAACCTTGAGGCAGGTGCCTCAATCCTTGGGATCAACAAGATGGCACCTACCCACAAGGATCTTGGGTACGATTATGTGAAGAACGCCTACCGCAACTACGGGCTGGCAGGGGCACTCACGCCGCCGACTACCAAGGGGCAGTCATATTTACTGGCATTGCCATATCCTATGGCTCTGGAAGCCCTACGCCAGTACATACGTGAGGGGAGGTGGTCGCAAAACGCAGACGCATTTTTGGAGGGTAATAATGGTCATAGTCGAGAGGAGTAGGATATGGAATTGCCTGATTTAAGGTTCAACGGTTTTGAGTTGGTGCCATTTATCACGGCTCTGGTTATGCTGGCACAGCACTTTGGGCTGGCAGATTATTGGGCTGACTGGCTGCGTTCCGGTTTGTATGGATTGGCGACAGCACTGGTCGTCAATCATATAGGTCTCTATCCACCTGTTGACTTTACCAACGTGCTTAGCCAGATCATCCTGATCGGCAGCGTGGTGTTGTTATCGCGTGGCATATGGCCCGAAGGACGCCTATTGCTGCAAAACGCACAGGGAAGAAACAGGGGCGAAGCAGCTATGGGATACAGAAAGCTGAGACGGTTTTAGGGCATCCCGGTGGGCTGGCGAGTTGCATCGAGGGCAGCGCGTGTGAAGGGCGTAGCGTGGGGTTGACTTCCTCTAAGCAGGAATGTCCCTGGTCCGGCAGTACCAAACTGCAACACCATGCACGCTGAGCGACCTGGACAACTCGCCGGTCCACTGGGGGGATAATAAAATAATGAGAAACCAGACCATTGACGACCCAAGACATTGGATAGATGGTGAGCTAGAGTTTACAGAACTGATCTGCCAGGAATATTCCAATTGCAAATTCAGCGCCGGGACTGTCGTAGGACATCCCGTCGATACCATCTACTTCCAGGCTGAAAAGGATGGCACCATCACGACGCAGCTTTTATTGCGGCCTGACGAGCTGGCCGCCATCGCCTGGGTAGCCACAGGCGTACTATGGAGTATCTTACTCAATGAGTAACTGAGCTAGTTGGACAAAAGGAGAGGAACGGAAATGGAAACTTTAATGGCTCTTATCATGAGTCTTGGCCCGCGCGTATGGACCATCGCCGAGCGACAGGTGGCTTACGAGACGTGGGTGCATGGCATTGGGACGGCCTTGCTGTTGGCAGCTATAGCTGGCTCGATAGCCTGCTGCCTGTTCTGTTTGAGGAAGTTCAGGATAGGGACGGATAGTGAAATCTGGTTGATACCTATAGTGTTTTGTGTCATGATCTTCCTGCTATTGGGCCTTGGGCTCATGGAGACTCTGTCTGAGTTTGTAGGACGCCTGGTCAACCCGGATTACTATGCCATCAAGGCATTGTTGGTGAAGTAGCTGAGTGAGTTGGGAGACTACTTATGGGAGAGTTGGACAGTGTTGAGCGTGGCATAATATCGTTCTTCGATAGGCTGGAGCACATCATGATTGTCTTGGCAACCAGAATTGGGCCTTGGGCGGCTCCTGTAGCGCCAGCCTATTTGGTTGCTAGGTCAGTGGCATGGCATTTTAACATTCCATACAGCGTGGCATGGACTATCGGCATAACACTTGAAATGCTTGGGTTGGCAGCTATGTATGTGACCATAGAAATGAGTGACTACAATAGTGACCCTGCCAGAGTCAAGAGCGACCCATTTGCCCCGGTGGGCAGGGGCAAAACCATGATCGCTATTTATTTCATAACAGGCTTGTTACTTACAGTCATCCTGGAAGTCATACCCAAGTCAGTAATATATGCACCGGCTGCTTTGTTCGTGCTGGCATTTGTCACTTACCAGGTGATCTCACTCATATCCAGCCATGCCAGGCGGGTACAGGAAGTAGCCAGAGCCAGGGAGGAGCGTAAGAGGACACATAAGGACAACCCGGACATTGACCGGACACATGTCCGGCGTTGGTCAGACAAGCATGCATTCCTGTCTGACACTGACAGGCCACCTGACCTGACAGTGATGGATATCGTTGCGGAGGCTGGCATAAGTGACCGGACAGCACGACGCTGGCTGTCCGCTGTCAAGCAAAATGGGAGGAATGGGTGAAGATCTGGAAGGTAGGCAAGTGGTTTGATACAGCTTCGATGTGGTTTGTCGATATTCGGCGTGATCTCAGCAAGGTGTTGCGCATTCTTGAGGATTACGCAAGCTCATTGGAAGTAGCTCGGCGTCTCTCAGAGATTGAGGAGAAAAAGAAGAACGCCGAGTGGAAGATTCTGGTGATCGGCCTGGACAAGTCTGGCAGACCAGAGCACCGCTACATGGATAGTTGTGCCGATCTATCTAGGTTCTTCGGGATCAGATACAAAGAGGCTCTAGACTATTTCGAGCGCAGCCATAAGGGCGAGGTAATCTACATCGACGACTTTTTTATTGTAGTCTGGGTACAGGTGTGGGGGCAGCCACACAACATAAAAAAGTTCAGACTTACATGAACACAATTAAAACGAGCATCGTGGGCGACTTGGCTGCCATCCAGCAAGCGCAATACAAAGCAGACGATAGGTTGCGAGATCTTGAGGACCTGATCATCCGCCGCCGCGAGTCGTGTAGACTGGACTTGTGGCGCAGCCTGGTCAGTCTGAAGTGGATCTACCGCTACGACACGTTGGACGTACTCGACCATGCCTAACGGCCCAACTCATCGCAGAATTACCGCCTTTGCGCAGTTTTTGAGCTGCTTTTCTGTAATTCTGCTCGATTTCCCGGTATTTCTGGCAGTGCAAACGGGCATCACTTTGACCTACTACGTCAACCCGGATGCCGACATTGCACAGCGTTTGGGCGCAGTAGGCGACTTTTTGGGGCTGGAGGACTACGAAGAGGCCCTGCCGCATCGCTATGGTATGTACCGGAGGCAATGGCGAGACAACTGGTGGAAAACCCTGCTTGGGTCTCACACGCCTATCACCGGCACACTGGTACGGGCTGCCATCCTGCTCTTGCCAGCCATGGCAATCGCCCTGATCCTGGGTGCGCCATGGCGTGAGACGTGTATAGTGGGCGGCTCGATTTATGGCGGTATGGCCTACAGTGACGTGTGGCATATCGTAGCTGATAAGCTGGTGAGTGATGTCAAACGGGCCTGGAAGTGAGTCCAATATTGGACTCGACGAGCTGCGCGAGGCCATGCGGCAGCAGTTGAGACAGGAGTATGAAGCTCTACGATCCGCCAAAGTGGCTTTGTGGCTTTCCGGCAGACCGCTGGCGGACGCCCGCCGACAAACGCTGGCACCTCAAGTACGAGCTGGCGCGACAGGGTCTCAAGTATTGCCCCGGCTGCCGGAAGATCAAGACCATGCTTGAGTTCTGTGCCGACAATTCCAGCCCGGATGGGTTCAAGTGGAAGTGCAAAATATGCAGCAAACAGAAGAAGGTGAATGATGGAAGCAACCCTACTATCCGACACACGCAAGATTCGTAAGATCCGCACCGATAACGAGTGGTGGGAAGTGGGAAACAAGGGCATCGCCGAGATCGCGCCCTACGCCGAGCATGGCAAGGCTATCTGGTTTGCCGTCAAGCGCCAGGACGAAGTGATCACTCGCGTCAACGCCGCCTTCGTGGTGTACGTGGATTATCTATGAAGATCAAGCGCCAGATAATCGAACGCCTGAGTATCACCTGCACCCTGGACGAGTATCATAAGGCTATTGCCACGTACTATGACCAGGGGTTTGCGATTGTGCGTGGGGGACCAGCCTTGAAGGGGCCTGGAGTGGCATACAAAGACAAGTACCTGATCATAGCCGAGAAGGAAATTGATACGTGAAGATCGCGATCTTCTACAATACTTTCTCTGGTGAGCACACCGTAGATAGCGCACACATCGAGACGGTCAGCCAGGAGTGGCTCAAGATCCTGAGAAGGGCCATACAAGTGGGTTACTTCACGTTCCAGCTTGATGGTCGCTACCGCATCGTCCCCTGGCACCAGGTCATTTGTATCGAGGTGGAGGAGACATGAGTAACTGGATAAGCATGAAAAACAGACTGCCCGAATCGCCCGCCTGGGTGCTCGTATATGCAAGCGGCGCGATGAACTGCATGGCCTACGACGGCGGCTGGAAAGACTGGACCGCTGCACAGGCACACAATATCGCCATCGATGATATAACCCACTGGATGCCACTACCCTGGCCGCCTGCTATCGATGATACTATACCCCCACCCGGTATCACCCTGAACTACTCAAAATAACCCCAAAAGGCACCTAAAATCCCGTGTTTTGCCCACTTATGGTAAACCTACCACAATATACCCCCTACGGGTATCACCACACCACACACACTCACCCACCACTCCCCCCGTCCCCACCATCCAGCCAGTGACCACACTCACCCATGCCACTATATATCTGCGAAAAAACAAGTACCACAGGTACGAGGAACACAGTTTTTTCGCATCGCCCGCGACCACCACCAGCCCCCTACCCTACCGCTTGAGTCCAGCAGTTGGACTCTCTCCCCTACCCTATCACCATGCTCCCCTACCCCATTCCTGTAAACAGATGTAGATGGATTTAGCCGTTCTATTATGTCAAGTATGGAATTTGGGGTAAGGCGTAGGAGGGGGGATAGTCGGGGTTGTCAGAACACTTGTTCTATTTTTTGGCTGGGGGTATCTTCGCCGAGATGCATGCCTGCTGACCTCTCCCAGCAGAGCCAGGTATACCCTACTATACCCTTATGTCAACACATACCTTAAAATCTATGTAGCTTTCCATAGAAGTACCAAATTGGTACATATGTTCTAATACTAACCTATGCATAACTACGTATACTCGTTACGTCAAGCTTAGTAAAGCTACATACACCCCACTATAGGTAGTAGTATGCTCAGGTATACTCATAATTACACCTTACAACTTACAGGTAAGGTGTGTAGTATTACCACGTATTGCATACATACTACCACTATACGCTAGGTCAACTTGACAATAAAACGTGTGGTATACTGGTATCAGGTGTGCACGCGCACACCACAACCACTATAGCTTAGGAGGCTAATCAATGAACGAGAAGAAGAACCTAGCAGGTTGGCAGGGGAGCGCTTTTGACAAGCATCTCGAATTGCTAACATGGCTTGCTACCTATAGCAAGCACGCTGATGAAATTCCCGTAGAATTAGCTGAATTTGTCCAGGAACGCCAAAACTGGATTGCTGACCGTGAACTGTCAGCAAGGCAGAAACTCTCAACTATAGACATGACCTCTCCCAAAGCGCTAGAAGAGGTTCAATTGTTGATGAAAGACTTGGCTGAATTAAACCAGTCTGACCGCGTCGCTATAGCCGACATAACCCACAACTACCGGGTTGACACGTTTGTGGCCGACGTAGTAATACCACTAGGCTTTAAGGCCAGTTATACTGGCGAGTCGTCTGCTAGCAAGTCAGCCGACAAACACTTGCCCTATGAGACATACCGGATCACGCATTCCGGTAACGTGCGCTTCTACCTCTCCCTGGCTGATAGCATAGAAATGTACGCTGTAGACAAGCCGGGTAAGTCCACCTTGTTGGCAACCTTCACACAGGCTGATACGCCCAACCATTACCCCACTACTGAGACGGCACTCCAAAAGCTTCATGCTATCATCTACGCCAAGTCCAACAAGGTATGGAGCGATACCGACGCGCGACTCCAAGAAGCGTGTAAACATACCACTTGGAATGAAGCGTGTAATGCCCTGGGCATTGGGGTTAACCAGAACGGCCACAATGATACCGTCGCCTTGTCGATCACACCAGAAGCATGGCTGAAAGCCAACCCCACTAGCGTGGTTGACAACAACGTATCACTGCCTGAAGAACCAGAGCGCAAGCCCAAGCCCGCCAAAAAGTAACTTCGTCACCATTCCCCCACTAGCACGAAAGACTCCCCCCCCACAAGGGGGAGTCTTTGCTTTACTAGAGCCCACATGCACACCCAGTATGTGGGCTCTAGTAAGGTAGGCAGTGTTTGACAGCATACTGTCAACTTTCCTACTCGTCATGTCCAGTGTACCACCACTACTGGTGAATTCCCGTTACGAGAATTGGTTTTGTGGATTTTTCGTAACGGTTCTTATAGGGCGGTCAAAAATCCATATTTCAACCCATAGGGGGGTGACATGTACAAAGTATTGGTATATCGTTCTGACTCAGCGTTGTATGCGCATGGCAGTGTAGCTTGTCGTGGTACGTTTGAGGAATGCATTGGTTTCATGTTTGCCAAGGCAGGTATTCTCATGCGTGCGAATTTCGATATGTGGCAATTGGTGCGCGCGTAGGTCGATCAAGAATCTTATTCAGCTCTATAGGAGGGTAAAAATGAATGAACGTGTTGCATTGGCGCATGCTATAGAGTATATGAGGTTAAATCACCCGGAGAGTATTGGACTGCCTGACAACGCTATCATGATAGCCAGGATAAAGACTTTGTGGGTGTTAGGGGAGAATTTGTCTCTCAAGGAATGTAAAACCTTCGTTGAGTCAGCCTTTGCCCTTAATGGGCATGGGGAGATTCTCGATGATGCGGTCGATAACAGTGAAGGGGAATATCGCGCATATCAGGCAGGTTATGCGTTTGCCTGTGGGTATCGCGATTAGGTAGCTCCAATCCGCCGAGTCTGGGCGTCGGCCTCGGCGGTTTTTTTCTTGTGTTTATAGGGTGACATGGGCGTCTCATGGGGCGTCCATGTGGCTCTATAAGCTCTATAGTCGAAAGGAGATTATCATGAGTGAATTGGAGCGCCTGGCGCAGAAATGCGCCTATTACTGGGCAATTTGGTATCGGACTGGACACGTGGATGATTTCAATTTAGCGTCCATGTTCAGCCGCCAGTTTGCGAGATTGGCGGCACGTGTTATCAAATAATCATTAGCTCTCATAGGGCGGACTCCTGCACCTATGGGAAGAAGGAGAATGATCGTGTTCATAAAAGTTAGTGCTGGATCAGGTTATGGCATGTGTGAAGCGTGGTACGAGATGGTCGAAGATCATTTGATCATGCGACACGCAGGCGATCATGACGATCTGAGTGGCAATAGCGTCGCCTGTGCTTTCGAGGGATTGACGTTGACAGAAGCACACGAAAAACGCGATGCCGTCAACAGTGAGCCAGTCGGCCATAGTTTCGATGGTTGTCATGCCTGCTACTTCCATGTTGATATAGATGAAGATGAAGATCCACCTGACTTCTTAACGTATCAGCCAAGCGATGAGGCTGAGGTCATCCAGGCGGCCATTGCCCTACGGCATAAGCGCATCACGTTCAGCGAGTTCAAGAAGATCGTAGACAATTTCAGCGCATAACTTAATAGCTTTCCATCGCGTGCTTTTGCGGCTTTTGCAGCGCGATGGATCTAAAGCCGCACCATCCTACCTTAACGGTTACTGACATCGTTTGGGGGATCGGTGCGGCTTTTTTGTTGCGTGGCGTTTGGGCATTAAGATGCGCAGACACGACTCAATAAATTAGCCAAAAGGGAGGTATACCATGGCAAGCTTCAGAGTACAATGGAAGGCCAACTACGTGCGGGATAAGTTCTTGCAAGAGATTGCCCAGCGCCAGGCCGAAAGAGAGTTTAGGTCCATGTGGCATTTCAATGAGTGGGTACGCTGGGACCCAATCGATTTCCCTGGCAATCGCCTGGAGCGCAGTAGACGTGAAAAAAGAGCCGTTGTACAGCGCAATTACTTCATGGCGCGCTGGTATCAGATGGACCAAATGCGGCGCTTCGTGCGCCGGGTGTTTGGAGATGGAGAATGACCATGTTATACGCCGTGTGGATCTTCCAACAAGGATTAACATCGTTCAAAAAGCCGTTCTACGTCCATGCTTGCGATGGCGGTACAGCCTGTGATGATGTTCAGGCCAATCTTGGATTGAATGGCAAAGACGAACACCTGTACGAGTTTAGAGCACGCAAGGCATCGTTGCCGCGTAAGTACACGGCCAAGGAGTATAGACGATGAGATACTTCTATGAGGTCCATAGCCAATTTTTCAACAGACAATACGATAGCTCAGATTTGCACCTGGCGCTCAAAGAATTCAATCGCCAGGTCGGAATGTGGGGAAAAGCAACCCTATGGCGCGTCACGTGGAATGACATACACGCTGAACACGTCTGCATCAAGTCTAAATAGTCCATCCGGGTCGAGTCCAAATTTGGACTCGACCTCTCTTTCACTTTGTTTTGGGGCGGCCCATGTGCATCGAGGTGCTCATGGGCGGCTCAAAAACATCAGTTCGATCCATAAGGAGGCATTACCATGCAGTTTGAATTGTTCGGTTATTCCTTCTCAATCGAGAAGGGGCCAGTCGATCCCATTAACTGGTCACGCGGTAAGAAGCGATCACTCGGAGAACACGTCGATGCAATACTGGAAGAGACTAACCAGCCACACACGCTCATCCAACGCATCAGGGTCGTGCGCAATCTGCTGTCACTGAGTCTTAAGGACTCCAAGGATCTGGTCGAGGATGTGTTCACTCTCAAGGGCAAAGGCCCCATTGCATAAGGAGGAACCGATGGACAAAAACAGTTTAGTGTGGCGCAATATTGTCACCAAGCTCGCATTTGGTGATCTGGCAATGATTGCGCTACAGACGGAGTGGGATGCAATGTCTTACTTTATTAAGTCGGCATTGCAAGAGCCGCATAGATACCAGGAACTTATAGACGAGATTGCTGGAGGCGAGGATGGCAGCTACCGACTCAATGGCGCTGGTCTGAAGATCTATTACAGCAGCGATGAATGTGACAGGCCACATCTTCACGTTGGTGGCGATCAATCGGGAATGTATCCACAATTTGTTGCAAAGGCAAATGCCAGGCTACGCGAATTGAAATTTCAGGAATGATAAGGAGGCATGTTACATGATCTTTCGCACACGCCAATTCAATCGCGCCAATTGGGCGGCGCATCAGGTAGCTGTCAGGCACAACTTGCCCAAGCCTGATTTGCGCACCATACAGCGCGTCGTAGTGTTCCTGTCCAGTCAGAATAGCGGCACACTACTGGAATGGGAGCAATACGCAGATGAGCTACGTGAACATGCCGCACAGTATGATCGAGATAAGGAGGCTCTCGATGGTAAAACAAATTCGTAGGGTTATGGCAGAGTTTTGCCCATTCTGTCAGCAGGAGATGGACTCCAGCGCACACATGAATTTCTGCCCAGAGGCCAATGCGCTCCAGATAAAAGGTATAGAAATCCATGCCATGTTCTACAGAGACAGAGATGGAGACCTATGGGCAACCATGTACAATGTAAGCACCGGGGAAACAGACCTGATCCCGATGGCTGACACAGACAATCCAGTAATCGCACACCTGGAGCATTCTTTGAACTGGCTGTATGCGGAGTTGCGCAATGGCAACTAACCGGACTGGCGTCAAGAGAACCAATCGACCTAACAAGGTGGCGAAGAAGCATCGCCAGAACCAGAAGAGGCGCAAAGGAGGCAACAAATGATCGAGCTGGTGTATTCAAGCGACGGGCAAGCAGTGTCAGATTTCGACATCAGGAAAACATTCCACGAGACCATCGAGCCCTGGGTTAACGATGAAAGCACTGTGCCGTTCGTATACAGCACAGACAACATCTTCTACTACGTCCAGCTTCTAGTGGCGGAGGGACGCCTGGACCACAACAAAATCTGGTTTGTGTACAATGGATACAGAATTGACATAAACCAGTTCGGTGTCAGTAGCATGTACATCGACGGCTTTATGGACCTTCAGATCCAGATGTGCGAGGAGACGCTGCTATGGGCAACCCACAGGCGCAAACAGCTCAAGCCATAGATTGCCCATTCACACGCCACAATCCGGGCAAAGACATACCTGTGTTTAGCCAGGATTTCGTCTATATCAGAGTAAAGGGCAACGCAACCGACATCGGATTGCTGCAATACGGCAGTAAGCTAAACGAGATTGCCCCCAATCTGGTATACGATCCCACACCGTATTGGAAACCGTTTTGTCACGTCAATGTATACTCGCAGAAGATGCGAGAAATAAGGGGGTGTAACCGATGAAAGACAGCTTGATAAGGGATGCCCTATACAACCTGCATCCAAAGTCGGGGGCAAGTCCAGAGTACGGACGTGGCATCGTCGTGGGCGTCACTACGGCGCTCATGGCCGCCTACGATTGGGAATTTGAACGTGCCTTCAAGCAAGTCATCCAGCGATGCCCGGACAGGACGCGCATCGCCTGCTTCCCTGAAGAATGGCGTGGGCGTGCCGTAGAATTGGTCGTGTTTTCCAACGTCGATCTTGTATAAGGAGGATAATAATGAGCAAGCGACTTTCGAGAGAGTACATCGGCCCGCTTTCGTCGGCTACCATGCGAGCCGAGGATTTAATCCCAAAGTTCATGGCGTTCCTGGATGGCGTGGCGCAACAGTGCCGCATCGTCAGGCGCGTCAAGGCACTCCAGGCCGATGTGGATCGGCTGAAGCTCATCCACAAACCAGGCTATCACCAACCCTATTACGCCGACGATGACGATTTCCAGGACGGCATGTCATCGGCTGAAGTGGCAGAGTACATCCTGAACGAAGACATCTGGAGCTTGTTAGACGAGATCGCACCACGCCATTGTGGCTTCTCGTCACACGAAGGGGATGGCGCGTGCTATGGCTACTGGGCCTACTGCCCGTGGTGTGGCAGGCAGGTGGATGCGCCAGGCTCTTACCACGAATGGTGCGAGAAGTACCGGGAGGCCGACAATGGCTAAGACAGCATTGGATCGCCATCTGGAGCGCATAGGCTCCCTGAAGGGAGCAGCCCTGGGCATCTACATGTTGGCCTGGCGAGAGCACAAGCAGCACCAATGGATTCTGGAGCACCTGGCATATCGGATCTGGGACAACGAGCATTACCGGAAATTGCCCCATTGGGGCAGAGAGGAGGTGACGGGTTACGCAGATGCCCTGCTGGACGTAACCCTATGCCATATCCTGGAATGGCGCGTCAATTATGCCGGTAAGTACATCGATGGCAGTGCCGTTCCAAAGGGAGAATGGGATAAGGTCAAGCCAGGCCATCACTTCTATCCTGGCACGGACATCCCCTTCTCGCCTATCGAGGAGGAGACATAATGGAGTGTCTCTTCTGTTGCGATGACTGCGATGGTGGCGTGTGCCAGGATTGCATCCAGGAACTCGATGAGTTATTCAAGCACCTGGACAATTTCCTGACGCCCAATCGTGTAGCAACCAGAACCAAAGGCCAGCTCAGGAAATTGGTACGCAAATGGAGGTCAATATTTATCTTAATAGAGTAACAACTTAATAGTCGATGGACGTTAAGCGATAGCGACCGATGGGCCGCATGTCTCAAAGAGATGTGCGGCCTTTTTTTGTTGTCCGACGCCTGCCTATGGATGTGGGCAGACGTGGGGTAACAAACCTTAGAGCCTTTATAGGAGGGCGAAAATGACATTTAAGAAGTTAGATCCAGAAGTGGTCATGAATATCAGAAGGGTGCAATCTGAATATGCAGCGCTCAGGATCATTCAAGGCGTTATCCTGGAGCACATGGCTTTCATTGTAGAACCACTTCTCAGCAAATGTGACCCAGGCATCGACTGCGAGCTATTGGAAGTTCTTAAGGATTACGAGACATCTGGTAGCATGTACTCAGAGGCCAGGATAAGGGTGCGCTTGCAAAACAAGGAGATCGCAAATGAATGATCAAGCCAGCTATAGCGGCAATTCACTCTCAACTGGCGATAGCCATACCCTATCCCAGATGTATCATGGGGATGGCCAAGCCAATGCGGAAAAACTCTTCGACATCACCATGAAGGACACGCTGGACCTATATGACGTAGAATGGTATTGCGTGCCATTGTCTTACTTCGACGATTACGGGCTGTTTTTCAAGGATCTGCGCCTATTCCTGGAACACAGGGAAGTTGATAAGATCGAGATTGTGGCGGGTAAACTGACTG